CCTGAAAAATTCTCCGGGGGTAAAATTGGTGATATGTTTTATATTTTCCATAGGTTTTAAGGGGGCATGGATTTGCATGTATTTCGGTGTTTACTCCTTTCTTACCGCAATACAGCAGAACTGTGCCTCGTTAAAACTTATGGAAAAATCGTTATATTTTCGTTGAAAGGAGAATGTAACCATGGGTAAATCTGCATCAAATGAGGCGGAGCACAAGAAAAAAGTACGCAGAAGACCTGCCATGTCTCCTGATGCAAGAGAGAATCAGCTGATATCTTTGGCTGTCGATCTGGCGGAGCAGCAGCTTCTTGACGGAACGGCATCTTCACAGGTAATAACACACTACCTTAAACTCGGTTCATCAAGGGAACGGCTTGAAAAAGAGCGTCTGGAACGTGAGAATGAGATGCTCCGTGCAAAAACGGAAGCTTTGCAGTCGGCAAAGAGAGTAGAAGAATTGTATTCCAAGGCTCTCGACGCTATGAGGGATTACAGCGGTTATGAAACAGAAGAAGATTAGAAGATATTCTGAGCTCATCATTCTGCCGACATTTGAAGAACGGTTTGAGTATCTTAAACTTAACGGCGGTGTCGGCAAAGCTACTTTCGGAGCAGAAAGATATCTGAATCAGAGCTACTATCATTCTGCCGAATGGAAAAGACTTCGCGATGATATTATTATACGTGATAACGGCTGCGATCTGGCTTGTGTTGACCGTGAAATAACGGGAAAAATACTTATTCATCATCTAAACCCCGTCGATACTGAGGATATTCTCAGCATGACAGAGTATCTTACCGATCCTGAGTATCTTGTATGTGTATCCCATATTACACACAATGCTATACATTACGGGAATGCAGATATTCTCCCGAAAGGGCTTATCACCAGAAAACCGAACGACACCTGTCCATGGAAATGCTTGTAATGGTATTACCCTTAATAAGACACACCGCGAAAAACTTGGCAATATACTTGAATCGCTTAAAGTGCTTAAGTAATTAATTTACTCGACAGGGGCGCCGTGGAAACACGGTGTCTTTATTTTTTTGTGAGGTGATACAGATGAGTAGTATTCTTGACGACATAAAGAAAAAACTCGGCATCCCTGCCGAATATGACCATTTCGACGTTGATATTATAGATGCTATAAATAATGCCTTTGCTACACTTGTTCAACATGGTGTCGGCGACGAGAAGGGTTTTGAGATAACAGACAATACTGCAGTATGGACAGATTTTGTCGACGATATGAGATTGAACTTCGTCCGTACCTACGTATGGCTGAGTGTCAAAGTTGTGTTTGACCCTCCGACAAGCTCGGCGGTTTTGCAGTCATATGAAAACCGCATGAGAGAACTTGAGTGGCGGATGTTTGTCGTTAAAGACAACGACCGATACAACGAAGAGAATGAGAGTGGTTCTTCGGGCGACGAAAGTTCAGGGGGTTCCTGTGATTGTGACATCAATTCTCTTACCGGTGTTCAGATGAACACTCTGTTGAATTTAATAAACAAGGAGTAAAAAATCAAAAGTTTTTCGCGCCACGTTTACAAGGGCTTTTATAGAGAGAAGATGAATAATACATCCTCTCTTTTTCTTTTTCCGAAAGGAGTGAAAAATTCAAAATGAAATATTACCGTATCGTTACCGAATACGATAATGCTCTTGAACACCATGGTATACTCGGTCAGAAATGGGGTGTCAGACGATATCAGAATTCTGATGGATCATTAACTGAACTTGGAAAACAGAGACTTCGTAAAACCATAGATGCTGAAATAAACAAAAATCCTGATAAGTATAATGACGCTGCTAAAATCGCCGCGCTTGAGGCGCGATATAATCAGCGTATAGCGAGTGGAACTGACCTTGCTGAATCTTGGATCACTGATGACGCCAAAGGTCTGAAAAAACTTCTTGAGGCGAGCAGCGGCATACAAAAAACTGCTGAATCCATGGAAAGAGACAGTGCACCGAAGCCTATCAAGAAAAAACTAAACCTCGATAATATTTCCGACGAGGAACTCCGAAATGCTATAAATCGTGCAAACCTTGAAAGACAATACAATGACTTGTTTGCACCCACTGTGCAGCCTAAGATATCGAAAGGGCGTGCCTTTGCAAGAAAAGCTCTCGCAGTCAGTGGCGTCGTTCTTGGTACTGCGACATCGGCAGTTACGTTGGCACTTGCGATAAGAGAGCTCAGAGGGCATTGATATTTCCATATCTTAAATGATTTGTCAAGAGGTGAAAATATGTCGCTTTCAAACACAGCTGTTCCGAGGTATTATGGAGAATTTCGCGACAGAGTGATACACGGCGAAATACCTGTATGTAGGGAAATAGCTATGGAAATGAACCGTATAGATTCGCTTATTGACGATCCACACATTTACTACGATGATAAAGCTGTTGAGGGATGGATACGATTCTGTGAGAGTGAGCTTACACTTACAGACGGCTCCGACCTTAATCTGCTCGATTCTTTCAAGCTCTGGGGAGAGCAGATATTTGGCTGGTATTACTTTGTGGAGAGAAGCGTATATGAGCCCGACCCCGACGGACACGGAGGACATTATGTCCGAAGAAAAAAGAAGAAAAGACTCGTCAATAAACAGTATTTGATCGTTGCAAGGTCTGCCGCAAAATCACTTTATATGGAATGCATGCAGTCATTTTTTCTTACGGTAGACACAACAACCACACATCAGATAACGACAGCCCCAACAATGAAGCAGGCGGAAGAGGTAATATCGCCGTTTCGTACAGCCATTACCAGAGCAAAAGGACCGTTATTCCAATTCATGACTGAGGGTTCTCTTCAAAATACAACCGGCTCGAAAGCAAACCGTACAAAGCTGGCTTCAACAAAGAAAGGTGTGGAAAATTTTCTTACGGGCTCGCTGCTTGAAATAAGACCTATGACGATACCAAAGCTTCAGGGTCTTAATGTAAAGATGTCGTCTGTGGATGAATGGTTATCGTGTGATATTCGTGAGGATGTCATAGGTGCTATTGAACAGGGCGCAGCTAAAGTAGAAAACTATGTGATAATAGCAGCATCTTCAGAGGGAACCGTAAGAAACGGCGCTGGCGACACCATTAAAATGGAGCTTATGGATATTCTCAAAGGAGAATACGTCAACCCGCATGTTTCGATATGGTGGTATAAGCTCGATTCTCTCGACGAAGTAAACAAGCCCGAAATGTGGCTCAAAGCTAATCCGAATCTCGGAAAGACGGTTTCCTATGAAACATATCAGCTTGATGTGGAGCGTGCCGAGCACAATCCGTCGGCAAGGAATGATATTCTTGCAAAAAGATTTGGCATACCGATGGAGGGTTATACCTATTACTTCACGTATGAAGAAACACTTCCACACAGAAAGCGCGAATACTGGAGAATGCCATGCTCTATGGGAGCAGACTTATCACTGGGAGACGACTTCTGCGCTTTCGCGTTTTTGTTTCCGCTTCGAGGCGGTGCTTTTGGAATAAAGACAAGGAACTACATCTCCGCTGTAACAATGGCCAAGCTTCAGGCGTCTCTGAGAGTTAAATACGAGGAATTCATAGAAGAGGGCAGCCTTGTTGTGCTTGACGGTACCGTTCTCAACATGATGGAAGTCTATGACGACCTTGAACGTCATATAGCTGATACTCAGTATGACATAAGGAGTTTCGGGTACGACCCGTATAATGCACGCGAGTTCGTTGAACGCTGGTGCAATGAGAATTCACCGTTTGGTGTCGAAAAAGTTATACAAGGCGCTAAGACCGAAAGTGTCCCTCTCGGTGAACTTAAAAAACTCTCAGAAGAACGACTGCTCTTGTTTGATGAAAAAGTCATGCAGTTTGCTATGTCTAACTGTATAACGATAGAAGATACCAACGGAAATAGAAAACTGCTTAAACGTCGGTATGACCAGAAAATAGACCCTGTTGCGGCTATGATGGACGCCTATGTCGCATACAAGCTGAACAGAGATACTTTTGAATAAGGTGGTGACAAAATCAAAATGGTTTATTATGCAGTTGTTATGCAAGATGGAACACATCTGTATCACCATGGAATACTGGGACAGAAATGGGGTGTCAGACGATACCAGAATCCTGATGGGACACTTACCGAAGCGGGCAAGAAAAGATATTATCGAGAATATGTGTCTGCAACTCGCCGATATGACTTGGAAAAACAAAAAAATAAGCTATACGACAAACTGGACGTTGAAGTCGGCGGCGATATAGGAAAAAGCCCGTATCTGAAAGAAAAGAAGGCTGCACGAAAGGCGTTGGCCGATCAGAAATACAAAGATCGGGTTGCGGATTTAAAACCTGAAAAATGGGCTGAAAAAGACAAATCGATTTTTGACAAAACAGCAGGCTTGGTAACTTCGGCTGCGATGGTAGGTCTGTACAGACCGAAAATTGCAGAATTTACCAGAAATCTGATGTCGTCCGTATCCAGTAGCGCGGTTGCTTCAGGAGCAGGGGTCGCCCTCGGAAACGCTATGTCTACGACGTTGGTCGGAACACTTGCATACACAGTTGGTTCATATGCTGCCAAAACGCTTATTGACAAGTACGGTGATATGGATGTAAAAGACCTTCTGAAAAAGAGGTGACAAAATCAAAATGGTTTATTATGCAGTTGTTATGCAAGATGGAACACATCTGTATCACCATGGTATACTCGGTCAGAAATGGGGTATAAGGAGATATCAGAATCCCGACGGGACACTTACTTCTCTTGGTAAGCAGCGGTATTATAAAGAATTTGAAAAAATAAACCGACAAGAAAATTTCAGACGGCAGGGCTATAAGCTGATCGATAAAGTGCAAAACAAATTAAGAACTGAAATAGGCGGGGACACCGGAAAAAATACGGAATATTCCAAACGAGCCGATGAAGCTCGTGAAAACCGTATTGCTGAAAAACGACAGAACCGATATGTCAAAAATATATCTGACAATAAACCTTCCAACTGGGTGTCGAAAGATAACAGCAAAGTTGCAGCGGGAGTAGGAATAGTGAGTGCACTTGGCGCATCAGGAGTATTGGCATCGCTTAGTAAAAGCGCAGAAGTCGGGGCGGTGGGAGCATTTATATCACAAGGTGCTGCAATGGTTACTTCAGCTTTGAACGCTCCCGCGGCAGTAAGTGTCTTAGCCGGAAGTGTTGCCTTGGCATATGGCACCGGTGTTACGAAAATACTTCTTGACAAGTACGGCAATATGGATGTCAAAGACCTTCTGAAGAAGAGGTGAAAAATTCAAAATGGAACAAATTTCCATAGGTTCACGGCTTAAAAAGGCGTGGAATGTTTTCATGAACCGAGACCCTACAGAATACAATTACAGAACAGGTATGGGATATTCATACCGTCCCGACCGACCTCGATTTTCAAGGGGAAATGAGCGTTCAATAGTGACCGCAGTCTACAACAGAATAGCAATGGATGTAGCGGCAGTGGACATCAAGCATGTAAGGCTGGATGAGAACGAACGCTTTACAGAAGTTATAGACTCAAATCTGAATTACTGTCTCTCTACAGAGGCAAACACCGATCAATCGGGAAGAGCCTTTATTCAGGACATCGTAATGTCAATGTTCGATGAGGGATGCGTTGCTATAATACCATCATTTACTGACTATAACATTCGTTATCATACGAATTTCGAGATATATGCCATGAGGACGGGAAAAATTATTGAGTGGTATCCGTCTAATGTAAAGGTCCGACTTTACGACGAAGAAACAGGGCGGCATCACGAGACTGTGCTTCCAAAAAGAGCGGTCGGCATAGTGGAAAATCCTTTCTATGCAGTGATGAACGAACCTAACTCAACTTTACAGCGCCTTATGCGAAAACTTGCACTTCTTGATACTGTTGACGAGAACAATAGTTCGGGAAAGCTTGATCTTATAATACAGCTGCCCTATGTTGTGAAAACTTCCGATAAACAAAAGCAGGCTGAAATACGTCGAAAAAGTATCGAAGAACAGCTCGTCGGTTCTAAGTATGGAATAGCTTATACCGATGCGACCGAACATATTACACAGCTCAACAGGGCGGTCGAAAACAATCTTATGTCGCAGGTAGAGTATCTTACTAATATGCTTTTTGCTCAACTCGGTATAACTCAGGCTATTCTGGATGGAACTGCCGATGACAAAGTAATGCTGAATTATTACAGTCGAACAATCGAACCCATACTTTCGGCAATAACCGATGAGATGGAACGGAAATTTCTCACTAAAACAGCACGTACACAGATGCAGAGCATAAAGTTCTTCCGCGACCCGTTTAAGCTTATTCCCGTTTCTGAGATATCGGAGATAGCTGATAAGTTCACGCGAAACGAAATAATGGCACCGAATGAGATAAGGCAAATAATCGGCATGAAACCATCAGGTGATCCAACTTCTGATGAGATTCGCAACAGAAATCTTAGTCAGCCTGTTGAAGAGGTCGAAGCCGACGAAAAATTAAAAGAAAAAGAGGAGGTAATTCAAAATGGCAAAAAAGAGACCTGATTTTCAGGGCTTTGCCACCAGAGCAAACATAAAGTGCGCCGACGGCAGAACCATCATGAAGAATGCTTTTGCCGATGACGCCGGACGCAGCGTTCCACTTGTGTGGAATCACCAGCATAATGAGCCGTTTAATGTACTTGGGCACGCCATTCTTGAAAACAGAGACGGTGATATGTATTGCCGCGGATATTTTAATGACACCGAAAGCGGAATAACTGCCAGAAAGCTTGTTGAAAGCGGAGATATTAATGCGCTGTCTATATATGCGAACAACCTTATAGAAAAAGCCGGAAATGTGACACACGGTATTATCAGAGAAGTCAGTCTTGTACTGGCAGGAGCAAATCCCGGTGCATTTATAGATACGGTAAGTCTTGAACACAGTTCCGACGGATGTGAAGAAGCCGTGATATATACCGGCGAGATATTTGAGTCCGTGAATATAGAACATTCGGATCCCGAAGGAGAATGCTTGGAACATTCCGATAAGGAGGACAATATGAGTAAAGAAAAAACAGTCAAGGATGTCGTTGATTCCATGACAGAAGAACAGAAAACCGTGATGTATGCTCTTATCGGAGCTGCGATGGATGAAAAAGATAATGAAGGAGGAAACACAGAAGTGAAACACAATGTATTTGACATGGATGACGAACAGCCTCAGCAGGTGCTTTCTCACGATGCCATGAAGAATATTCTCGACGATGCTAAGAAGCACGGTTCTCTTAAGGAGAGCTTTCTGGCACATGCCGAGAATTACGGCATCACGAACATTGAGTATCTGTTTCCCGAGGCGACTTCTCTCAATAATCCGCCCGATTGGATAAAGAGAGACACGGGCTGGGTAGGCGGAGTTATCAGTGGTGTGCATCACACACCGTTCAGCCGTATCAAATCTCAGTTTGCAGACATCACAGAGGATGATGCAAGGGCTAAGGGTTACATAAAGGGCAAGTATAAGAAAGAGGAATTCTTCAGCCTGCTTAAGAGAACCACCGAGCCCACCACAATCTATAAGAAGCAGAAGCTTGATAAGGATGATGTCACCGACATTACAGATTTTGACGTTATTCCTTGGATAAAGGGCGAAATGCGCCTTATGCTCGACGAGGAAATTGCACGAGCTATCCTTGTTGGAGACGGAAGACCTGCGGATTCGGATGACAAGATAAGAGAGGACAAGGTCCGTCCTATTTGGAAGGACGATCCTCTTTACACCATCAAGTATAAGGTCAATATTGCCGATACCGCGACCGAGAGCGAGATCGCAAAGGAATTCATACGCTCGATGGTTAAGGCGAGAAAAAACTATAAGGGCTCTGGTAACCTTACACTCTACACAACCGAAGATATTGTTACCGATTGCCTGCTTCTCGAGGATACCACGGGAAGAAGACTTTATAATTCCGAGTCTGAGCTTGCAACGGCTATGCGTGTAAGCAAGATTGTTACCGTTCCCGTAATGGAGAACCTTACGAGAGAGAGCGGCGCCGACACAATGCAGCTCATGGGAATTGCCGTGAACCTTTCCGATTATAATGTCGGCGCGGACAAGGGTGGCGCTATCTCAATGTTCGACGATTTCGACATCGATTACAACCAGCAGAAGTATCTGATAGAGACGCGCATCAGTGGAGCTCTCACGAAACCTTATTCTGCTATCGCTCTCGAGATCAAGAAGACAGCGTAATTTTATGCGGGGTGAAAATTCAAAATGGACAAATGGTTCGGTAATATAGGCTGTTCCCAGACTGTGGAAACAAGCCCGGGAGTATGGAAAGAAACTATAACTGATCGAAAATATTACGGTGATATTTTGCACGGCAGTAAAAAAGTCAGTGGCAGTCTAGAAAAGCTGAACGACGATCTTATATTTTCAAACCGTATAAGCGTGGTTGCAGATCCGTTTGCCTTTAAGAATTTTCCTCACATGAAATACATCGAGATATACGGCTCGAAATGGAAGATAGCGGAAATAGAGCTCGGCTATCCGCGTCTCGTAATCACAACAGGAGGTCTTTATAATGAGCAGACCGAGAGTTGAATTGCAGGCACTTTTGGAAGACATTCTCGGAAGCAGGAATGTATATTTCCAGCCTCCCGAATCCGTACGTATGAAATACCCTGCCATAGTCTACAGACTAAATTCTGTGCAGAATCGATTTGCGGACGATATTTCGTATTCACGGAACAAGGCGTACAGGGTAACCGTCATCGACAAAGATCCCGATACAGCTATACCTGACAGGATAGGCGAGCTTCCGCTCTGCCGTTTCGACAATCACTTTATATCCGATAATCTCAATCACTATGTATTCACACTTTACTATTAATAAGGGGGAAATATACTATGCCTATGACATGGGACAAGACCGGCGAAAAGTACTTTGAAACCGGTGTTGATCACGCGATACTCTTTGAAATGACTGACGAAGGCACCTACACGAATGGCGTTGTATGGAACGGTATCACCGGAGTTGAGGAAAATCCCGAGGGTGGAGATCCCAATGATTTCTGGGCCGATAACATAAAGTACGGCTCTATATCGGGTGCAGAGAAGTACAAGGCCACGATAAAGGCCTATACATATCCCGATGAGTTCATGAAGTATGACGGTTCTGCACAGATCGCACCCGGTGTGTACGCAGGACTTCAGGGTAGACCAGCGTTCGGATTCGCTTACAGAACACTTAAGGGTAACGACATAAAGGGTACGGAGCTCGGCTACATCTGGCACATTGTATACGGCTGTAAGGCGTCGCCGTCGTCCAAGTCACATGATACAGTGAATGATTCGCCCGACATGGTGGAATTCAGCTGGGAGATAGATTCTACTCCCGCCGCATTCAGCGGTGAAGCAGCCAAGAAGTATAAGCCTACATCGACATTCACCGTGGATTCGACAAAATTCGCAACCGATGCCGATAAACAAAAGCTTGAAGCTTTTGAGAGCCAGCTTGAGGGCGGAACCATGCCCCTTCCCGACGAGATGCTCACATTGTTCCCAACCACACCGTAACAGTAAAATTCAAAATAGCAGGCAGCTTTAAGCGTAAGTCCTGCTTTACCGTAGTAAATGAGAGGAGTAAATATTTATGCACAAGGAAGAAATCAGCTATACCGATTATAATGGCAACCCCAGAAAAGAGACATTCTGGTTTAATCTGTCAAAGGCTGAGGCCATGGAGCTTGAATGCTCCGTAAAAGGTGGTCTTACGGAATACATGAAAGGACTTGTCGAGAGACAGGATACGCCGGGAATTATGGAGATATTTAAGACGCTTATCTTCAAGTCTTACGGCGAAAAGTCAACCGATGGAAGAAGATTCATAAAGTCGAAAGAGCTTTCCAAGGAATTCTCGGAGACAGAGGCTTATTCTCAGCTGTTTATGAGACTTTCGCTCGATCATGAAGAGGCAGCAAAATTCTTCAACGGTATTGTTCCGAACGACTTGCCCAAGGTGGACGCTAATCAGAGCACAAATGATATTGCGGCGAGTGCATATACTGCCGTTACGGGAACAGAATAACCTAAGAGGTGAAGCGGATGCTCAGCATAACGGTTCCCGCAAGTGAATTGTGGGATGAGGTCAATCAGGAATTTCTGTACACAAAAGAATGCACGTTGACACTCGAGCATTCGCTTATCTCACTTTCAAAATGGGAAGCCATATACAGAAAACCTTATCTTTCAACTGAAAAAAACTACAAAGAGATCGTCGACTACATAAAATGTATGACCCTGACGAAGAATGTAGACCCGAACATATATCTGTGTTTTACGCCAGATATGATAAAAACCGTAGATAAATACATAAACGATACACCGACCGCAACATGGTTCTCGGAGGACGGTGGACGTCCCGACAGAACGGTCGTAACGGCGGAAGTTATCTACTACTGGATGATCTCTAACGGCATATACAAGGAATGCGAAAGGTGGAATCTTAACCGCCTGCTCACTCTTATACGTGTGTTCAGTGAAAAGAACAAGCCTAAAAAGAAAATGAGCCAGAGCGACATTTACAGAAGAAATTCAGAGTTAAATGCCGCGCGGCGTAAAAAGCTCGGCTCGAAAGGGTGATACCGTGATAAAGGTAAGACAAAAAGGCGACTTTTCAAAGGCGCTTCGGTACATGGCAAATGTGAAAGAAGCAGGCTCTCTTAAAGACCTTGACAAATACGCCCGAGAGGGTGTTGAGGCTCTTGCGGCAGCAACACCTGTCAGAACGGGTCTTACCGCTAAATCATGGTATTACAACATTAAAAGAACGAAAGATTCCGTAACTATAGAATTTCTCAACTCCAACATTCAAAATGGAGTGCCAATAGCAATAATATTGTTCTACGGACACGGAACAAGAAACGGCGGGTATGTACAAGGCGTGGATTACATAAACCCCGCAATACAGCCGATATTCGAGCGGATAAAAAATGACGCATGGAAGGAGTTAAGCGGAAAATGAGCGAAACAGTAGACAGTAAAGTTGTTGAAATGCGGTTTGATAACCGCGAGTTTGAGAAAAATGTCGAGACAAGCATGTCGACACTTGAAAAGCTCAGGCAGGCGCTTAAATTCAATGATGCGTCAAAAGGCTTTGAAAGCATTGAACGGGCTGCTGGAAATACCGATATTTCCGCTCTCTCCAAGGCTGCCGATGAAGTCGGGATACGTTTTAACGGTATGCAGGTCGCTGCCGTAACAGCTATATCGAATATTGTTACTTCCGCCATGAACGCAGGAGAGAAGCTTATAAAGTCGCTCTCGGTGGACAACATATCCGATGGATGGGAAAAATTTGCAAATAAAACGACCTCTGTTGGCACCCTCATAGCTCAGGGCTTCGACATAAGCACAGTAACCAATCAGCTGGAAAGGCTTAACTGGTTTACAGACGAAACATCATATAATTTCACCGCTATGGTGGAAAACATTTCCAAGTTCACAGCGGCGGGAAAAGGTCTTACTGACTCTGTTACCGCTATGGAAGGCATTGCAAACTGGGCAGCATTATCGGGTCAGAATGCCGCAACTGCTTCGAGGGCCATGTATCAACTTTCTCAGGCTATGGGTGCGGGTGTCATGAGACTTGAGGACTATAAGTCCATTCAGAACGTTTCCATGGATACCGATGAGTTCAGACAGAAAGCGCTGGACGCTGCCGTAGCGCTCGGAACACTTAAACAGAATGCTGATGGAACATATGAGTCTTTAGTAGCAGCCGAAAAAGCAGGACGCGAAGCTTTCACAAAAACTCAGTTCACAACTAATCTGACGCAAGGTAGATGGTTTACCTCTGATGTCATGATGAAAGTGTTTAATGACTATTCAAAAGCCGTTGACGATATATACGAATATGCTACAGAAAAGGGGATAACCGCGTCAGAAGCTATTGAAGAACTTGGCGACAAGGTCGATGCTTTTGGACTAAAAGCCTTTCGAGCGGCTCAGGAAGCCCGCACATGGGCTGACGTTATTGATTCCGTAAAGGATGCCGTTTCAACAGGCTGGATGACAACTTTTGAAAACATATTCGGTGACTATGAAGAAGCAAAAGAACTCTGGACAGACCTTGCGAACGAGCTTTACGATGTGTTTGCGGAGGGTGGTAATCAGCGCAACGAACTTCTCGGTGAGTGGAAGCAGATGGGCGGAAGAAACGTCCTTATTGAATCTTTCTGGGACTCTTTTTATTCGCTTATAGACGTTGTTGAAAAAGTCAAAGAAGCCTTTCATGATATTTTTCCGGAATTTACGGTACGACGTTTGACCGAGATAACCCGAAATATACGTATTCTTACGGCCAAACTAATACCAACGCAGAACGAGCTGAATACCCTTAAAAATATATTGAGCGGTATTTTTTCCGTGATAGATATCGGTGTTAAAACAGTAAAAGCTCTTGCAAAGGGACTTGAGCCGGTTCTCGTTCACATAGAAAATTTTGCAAATGACAGCAATAATGCAGCCGTAAAGCTCGGTAATTTTCTTACCAATCTGGACGACGCTGCTGATAGAATGGGTGTATTTGAGGCTATATCGCACCGTACTGCCAATGTAGTAAATATTCTTATTGGATATCTTGAAAGACTTGTTGATAACAATATAAGCGATTATATGCTTGGGTTCGCCAGAAGCGGAAATGCGGCTACAGGCGTTTTGTATGCGCTTGCCGGAAATGTCGGTAATGCTGTCAGAATGATATTCGATCTTCTTTCTGCTGTAACAGGACGAGACCTTAGCGGGACTCGCGACAGAGTGCTTACAGTCGTGGCAAATGTTCAGCAGCTTCTCGTGAGGCTGTTTGATAAAATAATAACCACTGTAAAAAACGGTTACAATGCCATAAAGAATTTCAGCTTCGGTGATCTGCTTGTCGGAATGTTTTCAACGTCCGATTCGGAAGATGGCACGGGCGGAATACAGAAAGTATTTACGACCATAGGCAACAGTATCTCGAATGGCTTTGAAACCATCGAACAGATATTTACTGGAAGTGAAAAGACAGTAAACGTTGTTGACAGCAAAGCAGACGGTATTATATCTAAATTTACATCTACTCTTAGAAAATTTGAGCCTCTTAAGGCTCTTGGAGAATCGCTCAAGCCTATAGCAAATATTATCGGAAATTTTTTACGCGGGTTTGCTGAGAACATTTCCAAAAGTTTTCCAAGCTGGGAAGTTGTATCAAAATTCATAGACACCGGTGTTACGATTGCAAGCATCTATGCTCTTGTAAAAATAGCTAAAGCAATAGGCGATTTCGGAAGTACTATAAAGAAAATAGCTACGGGACAAATAATAAAAGATATTCTCGGTATTGAGGACATTATAAAAAGCGTCAAGGACGTGTTCGATGAGGCAAAGGATGTTCTCGAGGAATACAAGAATAAAATAAAAATGTCCACCTATCAGACGATAGCATCTTCTATTCTTATGATGTGCGCCTCGCTGTATGTACTTTCAACGATTCCCATAGATGATCTGGCAAAAGCTATTATAGGACTCGGTGCGATATTTGCGGCTTTGATGATACTTTTCAGACAGCTTACCAAATTCACAGAGACGGCTATGGCTCTCGGAAACAAGAAGAAGATTATTGCGGTTACAAGTTTTGTACAATCAGCTGGACTTGCAATGCTTGAAATCGGTGCATCGCTTCTCCTTGTCGGCGGCGCGGTAGCTATACTCGGAAGAATGTCTGCGGAAGAAATAATGATGGGTCTTGGCGCGATGTTCGGAATATTGTTGACCATGACTGGCGTTATAAAAGCTATGCAGCTTATAGGTCCTAAGATGAGAGGCCTTTCAAACGCAAAGCAGCTGCCCGCGGCAACATCATCCATGATATTGATTGCAACCGCTATAAACGCCATGCTCCCCGCTTTTGTCATCTTATCAAAACTTGACAAGGAGGGCCTTGACAACGCGTGGGATACTATAGGTCATATAATAGCGTTTATGTCTATGTACATAGTTGCTGTCGGAGGACTCGACTTAGGTGGATATGTAAGCCCCATTCAAAATGCCGGTCAGATAGTTGCTGTGACATCTTCGATGCTAATAATGGCTCTGGCAATAGACGCTCTTATTCCGGCAATAGCAGTATTCACAACTCTCGGTCTTAATGTCGAGGCGGCCGTACGCGGGGTATCTTCATTCATAGTGATACTTGTTGCCATGACCACAGCGATAGAATTCATGGCTCATCTTAAAGGCGGAATAGCAAATCCCGGAAAGATAGTTGCTGTGACATCCTCGATGATGATAATGGCTCTGGCAATGGATGCACTTATTCCGGCTATGATGGCATTTTCGGCTATGGGCGGATGGGGCGTCGCGGCTGCCGTTGAAATAGGCATTATGGTGGCTGGCATGGCGTTTGCAATGTCTTATTTCGATAGTTTTGACACTACCGCCATGCTTAAAGGCGCATCGGCTATACTTATATTTTCAATAGCTCTCGATGCACTTACTCCTGCACTTGCGTCACTTGCCACAATAAATAAGATTCTCGGCGCCGGAAGCATAGTAGTAGCAATGGTCGAACTTACCATCTCGCTTGCTGCAATTATGGGAGCGTTTGAATTATTTAACCTCATGAATAAGGGAAACATAATCAACACTGTGGATTATGTTAAAGCGGCTGCGGGCGTACTGCTCATGGCGACTGCTCTTAATGCTCTGGTTCCCGCTATAACAGCTATGGCTGTGCTGAACGAGAAGATAGATATTAAGACTATAGCTCTTGCTATGGGCGAGCTCGCTGCGCTTGCGGGCATTATGTCGCTTGTGATAGGTCACGGCGGAAAAGATGCTGCTCTCGGAGGCGCAGGCCTTTTAGCGGCTTCCGTTGCTATATCTGTACTTGTTCCCGCTTTGATAGCTCTTGGTGGAGCATCTCTCAGCCTTATGGCGATAGGTCCTGCTCTTGCTGCTTTCGGAGCGTTTGCGGCCGTGATATCAAAGCTCGGACCGGGTCTTTTGACCGCTACGCCCGGCATGCTTGCTATGGCCGCCGCTCTTGCGGCTCTTGCATTTGCAATGCAGGCTATGGGGCCCGCAATGGTTATTCTCGGAAGCGGAATGGCGGCTGTTGTTGCGGGCGTTGTCGCTGGAACAAACGTGCTTGCGAAACATATGGATGAATTTGTCAACAGCCTCAGGATAGTAGTTGAGGGTGTTGTCGAGCTTATTATAGATGCTGTTTTGGCTATAATTCTCGGGGTGCTGAAGGCTTTAGACGATTATTCTTATGATATTCTTTACGAGGTCGTGGCTATATGTATAGATATTCTACAAGTGCTTGCCGATCTAATTCCCCCTGCTGTCAAGGTTCTAGTTGATATTGTTGCCGCTATTATTATAGCTATCGGCGATGCTTTTGAACCGATACTGCAAGCGGTTGTCGATGCGACTATTGCTCTTATATATGCCGTTGCTGATACTTTAGTTGCTCCCGAAAATGCAGAAAAGCTTAAAGGGGCGATCGAGTATCTTCTCACAAATATGTTGGCGTCGGTTCTTACCATTTTCGGGCTTGATATTGAGACCGCGAAAGAGGCTGCTTATCTTTGTGTCAGCGAAGTTGGCGGTATATTATCGGGTATGTATAAAGGCTGGTATGACGCTACCGAACAATGGGGTCATGATATTCACGAGAAACTCGGCATACAAGGCGCTAACATGATCGAAGATACGCAGATTAAACAGAAGCAGGCTGAAGCCGACCAGCGTCTCGCTGAGGCACAAGCTGAAAAGCGTCTTGTAGAAGCAGAATCAGAACGAGATTCCGAGAAAGATCGAGCTAAAGAAATGGGAAGAGAAACGATAGATTCTTGGGAAAGTGCTATTGAAGAAGGTTCTCCCAAGGTTCAGCAGGCTTCGGTCAATGTGGCTCAGGCTTCTGCAAATGCAGCATCAGACGAGATCGAAGAGGGCTATACTACTGCTGGAGATAAAATCGAGGAAGCTTCCGAAGAAACCGTTGAAAAAGCAACCGAAACGTATGACGAAGGTCTTGAAAAGTCCGCCAACGCGGCAGAGTCACACTTCGGTACGATAGCCGATAACGCAGTGTTGCTTAAGGACAATCTCGGAACTACGTTTGGTCAAATAGGCGGCATCATCTCGTCTGCACTCGGTCTTGACGGTCTGACATCGGGAGTATCCGGTGACTTTGCAGGAATGAGTTTTCTCGGTAATTTCGACGATACTTTTAAATCCGCTTCTGATTACGCAAAGGAAATCGAGGATACAAAACTCGAATATGCTGAAAAAATCGCTGAACTTGAGAAGAGTATACTTGAAACAGAGCGGAAATATCGAGAAGCAGGAATGTCGGACGACGAAATAAAGGCCAAAACAGAGGGTCTTCGCAAATCTATAGAAATTCTTAAGAAAGAATCCGAAGAAGCAGTCGCTGCTATTGAACTTGCTTATAAACGGAGCAGCGCATATGATGCTAAACTCCGTGAATATGAGCACTCGCTGTCGATGCTGAACTCCGAAATAAACAGATCGAAAGCCCTTTATGGTCCTTACAGTGATGAGGTTGCCAGATTAACTGAAGAATACAAAAATCTGGATACCGAATACACCGAATATAAGAAAAAATTAGAGGGCGGAACATGGACACCTATCGTTACCGATGGGGATGGAGAAGAAGACGGAAACAATTATGTCGATGGCTTCACAAACAGCCTCACAAGTGATGAAAACAAGAATAAGGCTAAGAAAGCATCTGAGAAGTTCCTCGCGTCTTTCAAAATGCCTGATGGAAGTCTGTTCTATCATGAGTTTTCAAACTGGGACGCTTATGTAAAGGCAGGGCAGACACCCGGCGGTTTTGCCGATGTTGCCAAGAAAGCATGGGAAAACGTGTTTGACCCGAAACCCTCAGCATTTCAGTCATGGGATACTGACATCGTAAAGGCTCAGCTTGACGCGGCTACGGAAGCCTTTACCGAATTTTACAAGGAATTCAAGGAAGGTGCCATTTCGGCGGGCGAGTATTATAAAAAATATACCCAGCTTATGAAAAAGGGCACCAATATTCAAGCCGACCTCCTGAAAAACGTGCATGAAGTCATGGTAAGTTATATAAAGGACGACTTGGAAAAGGCTGTTGAAACGTTCGAGGATGCTGTCGAAGATATTCAGTCGAAAATTGATGACATGACCGAAAATCTCTCGGCTTCGTGGTCTGATATTTTCACATTCACGACTTCGGACATTAAGGAGCAGATCGATAATTATGTGGACACCATATCAACATCACTGGATACATTGTTCGGAAATGCTGCCAGCAGCTATGACGCAGCCGAACAGAACGCTCTCGCTTTCTCACTCAAAATGAGCGGTACCCTTGAAGACGCTTTCACGATAAAGACAAACAAGGATATTTACGACGAAAAGGTCAACGAATATGATAAAAACATTGATAAGCTGACTGCCAGACGAGATGAGCTCAACACATCTCTCGAAAAGACGGCTGCTCTTTACGGGGAAAACTCTTTACAGGCGAACCGTCTCCGTAAACAGATAGAAGCTGTTACAAAAGATATCGACAAGGAAACCGCCGCACGGGATAAATACAATAAAGAATATGCTGACAGTGGCAAAAAAGACGACGACATCGCGGAAGTACTCTTTGGCGAACAGCTTGAAGAGGATACCGACAAACTGAACGCTTATGCTGAAAAGATCGAAAAACTAAAAGCTAAGGGAATAAGCAGCGGGCTTATGCACACCATTGCGTCCATGGATATGAAAGAGGGAGAAGCCGTTACTGACTATCTTCTGAAACAATCCGACGAGGCATGGAGTGCTCTGATGGACAAATGGGACGAAAAAGTCGCGGCTGCCGATTCGCTTGGTCAGGCAATGTTCGAGGACACTGCAAAAAGTCCCCGTGAAATGCTTGATGAGGATATGATGCAGCTTGCGGAATATACCGACGAGCTCAACACATTCGCTGAGAATTATTACGACCCCGATCTTGTCAAAATGATAGCTGGAAAGAGCCGCGAAGAAGGACTTATATATCTCAGAATGCTCAATGATATGAGTGCCAAAGAGATAGACCAATTCCTTAAGGACTATCATGATACTGTTGAACGGGAAAAAGCTCTCGGCGGAGAGCTTTTCGGAAATGCCGAAGATGATATTCAGATGCAGGTCAGCGTCGACGCTGCATTCAAAGCGGCTGCCGACAATGAGGAATTTCACAACACTTACGCCGAATTTATGGAACTGTACGGCGATCAGATGGAGGATTCTTTCAAGGAGTATCTTTCGGGGCTCAGCTCTAAGGAAGCCACACTTGTCATGCAGCATTTCATTGACGAGGGCGAACAGGAATTTCTCAAGATTAACGGCGCTTATAAGAGGGCTGCTAATTCCGCCAAAAAATCCGCCGAGGATTTTTATTCAGGAGAGCTTGAGGATGCTACAAACAAGTATGTCGCAGAAACTGCGGCGATCATCGGTACTCTGCCCGAATCCGCACGTCAGACGGGCGTCGATACTGCAAGGTCACTGGCTGAGGGTATATCGTCCGAAACGGAAAACACGCTTGCGATAATAGACGAAAGTATGGCAAAAATAGATGAGCGTATAAAATCGAACATGAATTCTATGGCTTATTTCAGTCCCATGACGCAGCAACTGCTTTCGTCGCTGAACTCTGTGGCGCAGGCTGCATCCGATATCGGCAGCGATGCAAATGCCGTATCCAAAAATACTGGCAGCATTGGCAAAGGCATCAGCAGATCGATAGAAAAATCCTCAAAAGGCACACCGACAGTAAGTCTCGTTCTCAGCGTAGACCCAAAATCCATAGAGTCATCAATGGAAAATTCAAAATGGCTTAATTCTTCTGTATCAAATGACCTGAGTGTCAAGATAGATACAGCCGATTCTTATCGCAAAAGCGTAGGCGCAAGTATAGAGAAGAAACTTGACGACATACACGCTATTCTGAGCAGCACTGCAGGTCTTGTTGAAGGTATTCCGTCTGAAGTAAACGGCGGATTCAACAGTCTCGGGGATGCACTGAGCAACACCACCATATCCATAGACCCTGTAAGAACCGCTGAGGTGCTCTCAGGACCCATGGACAAAATACTCGGAAGAATGACATTGCACAAACAAAGGGGCGGATAAACAATGCTTTACTCCATAAAAATAGGCGACAAAAACACATGGACAGACTGGCGTCTGATGCCTAAATCAAGGCCTCTTGTAAATCCGCCCGAGGTTCGGTACAAAACGGTCGAGATCCCCGGAAGAAGCGGGGTCCTCGACCTTACCGACGTTATATCGAGCGACAGAGTGTTCGGTACGAGGAAGGGCTCGTGGGAATTTATAGTCATAAATCCTCATATAGAGGTATCGGGACTTGAGGACCGCAAAGATCAAATAAAATTGACCGAACGAAAATGGATAAAAGATCTTCAGATGAATACAGATGATACGTACGGTGATCTCTGGATAACAAGATACACTGAGATAATGGGCCACCTGCACGGCAAGAAGCTTATTGTTTCTCTTACGGATGATCCTGATTACGCCTATTGCGGTAGGATCTCTGTAAACGAATGGAGATCGGAAGAAAAATATTCCACTATAGTACTGGATTACGAATTTCAGCCGTTCAAATTCAGTTCAAAAATCACAGACATAGATGCTGCCGAAAAAGCGTCGATCTTAATGAGTGAAGGGAGCAAGCTTTGATGTTCACGATAAGTATGTCGACCCTTATGAGCGTTCAGGGAATACTCCATTCCGGGACCGATGATGATATTAAAAAAAATCGTGTGGTATACGATATCCGTCCGGTCGTAAAACAGCTCAATAAAGCGGGAAGCTTCGGGTTTACTGTCCCAAAAGTAAATCCTCTGTACAGTGCCATATACAGGCTTGGCACAATGATATACGTATACGTTGATCAAGAACTTATTTTTCAGGGCAGGGTGCTCGACGTCACGATCGACACGTATTGCAACAAGATAGTTACGTGCGAGGGCGTACTTGCTTTTCTCAATGACATAGTCATACGTCCTTATATGTATAAAACGCCATGCTCTCTTAGGGATCATTTATCGGTCGTTATGGGTTACTATAATATGTATTGCGATATGACGAGAGGTTTGCAGTATAAATTGAGTGCGAACGGTGTTCCCGATTTTTTTATGGACTCGAAAGTATATGCTGTGCAGGGCATCACCGACTATATAACAGTCAAAGAGCTGATAGATGATATTGCCGGCATGGACCCAGCGGTCGCCGTATCAGTAAACTATGATTACGGTGTCCCAGAAATGGTCTTCGGAAACCTTCCCCACACAACACTCGGCGATGACAGCTATATAAAGCTTGGGAAAAATGTTATTGACTTTTCCGTGGAAAACGATGCGGATGATATTTATACGCATATAATTTCCGTTGGAGCCGATAACATATCCGTAGAAGACGGGGACGAGCACTACCCCACTTATCATACGGATATAGCTACAACTTATAATTACGGCCGTATAGACAAAGTTATACGGTTTGACAATGCTACCACAAAAGACGATCTGGTGGAAGTCACCGGCGAATTTCTGGAGCATTGTGGAAAAATAGATATACCAAAATTGGTTATCGGAGCTGTAGACATGAAATATTTCGGTGTGAAAACCGCTCTTATAGATATCGGGACTAAGGTTAGGATCGAGTCCATTCCACACGGCATACGTGCAGGTTTTACCGGATATGTATGCACGGAACTGTCTCTTGACCTTGAAAATCCCGACAGCTCGTCCTACACATTTGAAGCGCTGGATTTCAGCGAATATTAATAAGAGGTGTCAGATATGAAGGGTATTTCTGCAAATCTTGCCGGGACTTCCAATACACTCAGAAACTATGAGCAGAGAGAGCTTCAGAAACCGACTTCTGTAATCGCCGAGCCCAATAAAGTAACGATTGTTTACCCTGCCTACACGCTTATATACGAAGCCGAGGGAGAGGGTCTCGAAAGACACAATTTTACGATGTCTGTTTCAGTACCCGACGGTGTTGAAATTCAACAAGGAGGGTGATTGTATATGCTTATAAATTCTCCTCTTGCAAATGATATGAGTTCGGAAACGGCGGCGGCTCTTATGATAGCAGCAGGGTTAATGAAAAAAGGCCATCCCGACAAGCTTACTTATACCGATAACGATACCGATTATGAACTGCCCGAGGGCATAACAAAGGAAGAAAACGAAACGTTCGATACTGTCAAAGAACTATGGAAAGCAAAAACTGAGGACGACGAGGACAGAACCGTCGTCTGGGGCGTCGGGATACTGAATAAAAATCAGGACAACGAGACTGTTAACAGAATGATATATCCCGATGGTACACAGATATCGCTTATCAACTTTAATGGGGTGAGCGGATTAGGATGAAAGTAAAAGAATTCAAAATACATCTTCTGCGCGGTATCATGCGCCCAGAGTATTTTTATATTCCCATATTAAAACGGAAAGACGAAACGCTTCCGATACGATTCAAGTTTACGGATGAATTCGGCGATGATATTTTTATCTCACAATTCGTCCTGAATTATAATACATATGCACTTTATCACGACAGATATCTTGACGAAAGCGGTAATTGGCAATACACCCAAGACGAATACCAAAAAGGATATACATTCGAGGAAGATTGCGAATGGAGATTCCCTGTTCCAGATCCATCACAGTATGAGGTGTATCCTGTTCCCGATCTTACGGCTTTTGACATAAAGGTCAAAAACGGGAGTATTGAAAAAGGAAACACGACCGTTCAGATATCGTTTGACGAGCCACAGACCCTTGCCGAAATAGAAAATCTTCCTGCGGGGATATATTATGTAGGTGTACCACTCCCGTCTGCAATTGTTTACTTTCGTTTTTATCCCGGATATTATACCGAAGAGTATGCTTTTGAAGCCGATGATTCAATTCCTGCATTTGACCCCCAGAAAGAATGGCACAAGGGAGACATTATAGCAGCAAACGGTACTATATACGTATGCCAGTACGATTATAAACCCGGAGACCCTATAAGCAGTAACTTGTTCCGGGCAAAAAAAGCAGACTACCCCATACTTTCAAATAATCAATACGGCATGATAGACAGGAGTGGAAAATTTTCGGGGTATTATCGGTATGATGTTTATAATACCGTATCACCTTATGGACAACTCGGTTACAACTTCTATGGAATAACAAAGAAATTTGAAAACAACACGATGCCCGTGGTCGGCTATTATAAAATGTATACGCTTACTCTGAACAAGACCAATGACTATAGCAAAAAAATTACAGGAGTAACTTTTCGTCTGCATTCCGACAATGGTGACTTAGGATCGATATATATGCGTTATGTGACATATATATCGAGAACAGACAATGACATTACGTTTAAAACAGCAAGCGATAGCTATGCGGTAAGCATACAATATCTCAAAGTCAACACCCATTATACATTGACAGAGGTTGAAATACCTGAGGGATTCAGAGGCTATACGGGGGATGTTGGATTTCAATTCACAAAAGAAGGAGATCTAACATGTAATGTTCAAAATGAGTATGTTTCGTGCTCGGGAAGCACCTTAAATATTAAGAATAAACGCCTTAAACATCGCGTTAAAATGGTACTCAAAATTATAGACAATCCTCAGCTTCCGGGTGGGTATACGCGTGAACAGAAAAGTGTCTGCCGGTGTGGCGCACCGGCAGACTGGTATGACAGTGGTATGACAAATGAACCTTTAAAGATGCCTTTACAAATCTATCCAAATGTTCAGGTAAAGTGGCCCATAATGTATTATGCCAAGCAAATCACTGACGCATATCCCGGACACCTTGGTGAAGGAGTTTATGAGCCGGGTACGTGCAGCTATGACTTGTACAGATATATGCAGGGAAATAAATGTGTAGTTGCCGAAATATATCTTGACGATGAATACATCGGATATTATACGGATATCTATATGGAAACAAGTGTTGTTACTTACGATGAAGATGAAGGCGCTTCGCTTGATATAAACATGGTACATACAAAGGACAACTGGAACACGGCAGGCGGTAACGATGTAAGCGCGAAGGATGGAATAACCGTGACAGCGGCTGTGGTAACACCAGCGGATAATGATTATTATCATCAGTTTTCGGGTTCAACGAATTTAATAGCAGAAAATGCCTATTATGATCCCGGTCTTTATGTCATCACTCACGGATATGCGCTCGGTACATGTCTTCTTGATATAGGTATCTGTTCTTATTCGGAAGCGTACACCGATGATGTATTTCCTACTCTAACCGGTGTCTGGTGGCTGAGCTATACAAACAGAAGACGTCTGTATCAAGATACCGTGCTGAGAGAACTCGATTCAACAGAGATCAATTACAACGGGGGCAGCTCAGCCGGCATGGATATTTACATGAAATATCGTAATACAACCGTTGTGAACGGAGAAACTACTAAGGATGTTAATAATGACACCAGTACATCCATGTATTTTAGAATAGATAGTATGATCAGCACACTGCGATACTACGAGGAACACCCCGACGAACTTGTTACGGTGGATAGTAGAGGTGCTGTTACCACACGTTTTTTCGGTGAGGGTCTTACTTCGGAAAAGCTCTCCGAAATACTGGCTATTGTAAACGAAGAAGATATGGACGTTGAACTTGGGTGATGCCAAATGAGGTGAGAATTCAAAATGATAAAAACCATTGAACTTTCGGGAGAAAGTAAACTGATGTTTACCGACCGCTTTGTATGGGTCAGGAATTTATCCGGCAATGTCATAACAGTATCGATGAGCGGTGAAAGCATTAATATTCCCGACGGGCATGCTTCGAGATTTGACCGTGATGCGTCTGACTACGATAAGCTTACTGTTTTCGGCTCGGGAACGGTCGAGATACATACTACAAATATTCCGCAGTGTCCTTTCAGGACAGCGGGAGATGCTTCTGGTGGCGGAGGAGGCTCCGCAAATCTTGGCCAGATAGATATTATCTCGAACGGAATCTATCACGCAGAAGCGGATGAACTTGACGGTTATGACACCGTAAATGTAAATGTCGAACTCGCCGACCCGAGTGGGCTCAGACCCGCAGAGCTCGGAGACAGGGAGATAACTTCAAACGGAACGTATCGTGCAAGTGATGAAAGTCTCGACGGCTATCACACGGTGACCGTAAATGTTCCTGATACAACGAAGCTCGGCGAAAAGGACATAAACACGAACGGGTTATATTACGCCGAAGCGGACAATGTCGACGGTTACAGTCTGGTGAATGTTGAGATCGAACTCGCCGACCCGAGCGGTCTCAGACCCGCAGAACTCGGGGACAGGGAAATCACGAAAAACGGTATTTATACCGCAGAGGATGACAGTTTTGATGGCTATCACACGGTGGCCGTAAACGTTCCGCAGAGAATCGACGCAAAGCTTGGCGAAAAAACGATCACCGAAAACGGCGAATATGAAGCGTCTGCCGACAGCCTTGACGGATATTCAAAAATCACCGTAAAAACTCCCGTAAAAAAGCTCGGCGCAAAAACAATTCAGACAAACGGCGTTTTCAGACCGTCGGATGATTTTCTCGACGGGTATGACTACATTATTGTTAACGTTCCGACGGGAACACTTCGCGGAATAATCGTAAGACCGCTGACAGGCAAAGCAGAAAGGATCGATGATTAATGGAATATATCAAAGTTTATCCGACAAGGAACCTCGTGACTCGGATCTGGGGGAATTATATTAACGCTTTCAGAGATTACCTCCTTGCAGATTCGGATATCACCGATAAATTTGATATAGGTGAAGTCGGCGAGAGCGGATTTCAGCTTACATTGAAAAGCAACGAAAATGTGCATTTCTCGTTTCTGTTGGGTAAAAGCGGTGCAACATCCGGTTGGATGTCTATAATTCATGATATATATTTCGGTGAAAACACAAAATACTATGTATCGTCGTGGAACCTCGGAACACATTGTTTCGCAACAAACGGTTACACATATGACCTGCCTTTAATGATTCTTAAAGATACGGATTTTATAGGCTTCTTTCTGAATATTTTCGGGACAGGCGTCATGTTTGCCAAAATGTTCAACTATGATAACAACATTGAAAAAGAAATGATAGTCGTCAGCGATCTTTATAATGGTAATCGCTATTCTTACGGCGAGGCGGGTACAAGTGTAATCAATACGTTTGATTACTATTTAAACTCAAATCGTGCAAACACTTTGGAAACGTATATACTTTATCCGTGGACGATAGCTAACGGGTACACCAACAAGCATATGTATATTTATGACGGCGGCGAAAATATGCTGTCGTATGGTAAATGGCTGATCGACAATCACGAATATGCCGCGATAGGTTCGTCAAGCAATAAGGGCGGACAGCTGCTTATCGCTCTCGAAGATATTCCCGCAAGTGGCGGTGCTGTGCTCGGCTCGAAGGAGATCACCGAAAATGGAATTTATATTGCCGCGGATGATGAGCTTGACGGATACTCGAAAGTAAATGTCAATGTTTCGCCGCCCGAGCTTATCACTAAAACGGTTACCGAGAGTGGAACTTATACCGCTGCGGATGACGGCGCGGATGGATATTCCGAGGTTGTGGTGGATATTCCTGCTTCGGGATATAAAGAGTGGAAAACGGAGATCACACTGGACGAAAAAGTATTGAAAAGAGCTATTAGCAAGACGTATGAAGTTGAAGTTCCATCCGAGGTAGGTGCTCATGCACGAGCTGATAATCCCTATGAAGCCAACTTCGTTGCATCAGCTTATTATCCGGGCGTGTTCATCGAGCTGGCAACATTATTTTCACCGACTGTCGGACGTATCATGATGCGTGTGGTGCCAACCATGAACGCGCTGCCCGTCGGCTTTAAAATCCCGATAGAAGTCATTGTGTATACTTCATAAGAGGTGATGTTTTAAAATGATAAAAACAGTCTCTCTGAGTGGGCTTAAAAAGGTAAGTCTGCTCGAAGACCCCTACTTCCGCAATCCGACAAGGTATGTCTGGGTGACAAACAAGTCAGGTTCGGTTATGTATGCGTCGACCGATGAGAACTGCTCAGCGGGTGAGGACGGAACGGCAGCGATACGCGCTGGCGAATCCTTGAGAATAAAGCTTACGCCTTACTCCGCTGTATATCTCGACGGTTCGGGCAATGTGGAGCTTATCACCTCGGGCGTTCCCGATGCTCCCTTTACTTCGGCAGGCGGTTCGGGCGGAGGTGGGAGCGCTTCGGACTACAATCCGCTTGCGAACAAGCCCAAAATAAATGATACGACCGTCATCGGCAACAAAAAAGGCAAAGACTACGGTCTGCTCGATGCCGAGGACAGTCTCACGGAAGAACAGATGAATGCGCTTCTGGCGCTTATTCAATAATTTTCAAAATGGAGGAATTTTATCATGGCTAATTTTGTTTCTTATCCTGACGCTAATTTTGTTTCTTATCCTGACGCTAATACTCTTATGACCGCTATCGGCAACAAGTTTGCGGCTCTCGGTGGTGCGTATATCGCAAAAGGTTCGAGTGCGTTCGCAGACATTCCCCTCGCCCCCGCAAAGGCACAGAGAGGGTTTGTCTACAATATTACGGACGAATTCACCACGGATTCGAGGTTTGTTGAGGGCGCTGGCAAGGTCTATCCCGCAGGCACAAATGTGGTAGTTGTACAGACGAGCGCCGACCCCGAGACTTACGCCTACGACGTTCTCGGCAATTTCATTGATGTTGCGGCTATCGAGGACAGGATCGACAAGACACAGCTTGACATCGCGCCCGAGTTCGACGAGACGGTCGATTACGCTGTCGGAGATGTTGTCATCTACAACGACGAGCTTTACGAGTGCACGACAGCTCACACAGCGGCTGCTTTCGACAGCAATAATTTCACAAAGACGGATGTGAAATCCCTTATCGCGGCGGCTGAACCCGATTCGCTCACCGCTCAGCAGATCGAAGACCTTCTGGCTCTTTTGGACTGATTGAAATAACAGGCGGCAGTCATTGATATTCGGGCTGCCGTTTGCTTTTTAAGGAGGTAATTCAAAATGGCTAATTTTATGTCGGACAGTGACGCAAATACCGTTCTCGGCGGGTTTGCGGAGGCTATAAAGACCAAGGAACCACTTGTATTTAAAGGTACTCAGGCGGAATGGGATGCACTTTCAGAAGATGAACAGGCGGTTTTTACGGTAAGATATCATCCCGATGAAGGTACGTATCGTGGTTCGTAACTTATTTCGACTGGGATGAAGATTTTTGACGATTCATAAAAGCGAGGTGATTTAAAAATGATACTTGTAAAAAATTCCACATCGGGAGAATGGGAGCAGGTCGCGGGCGGCGTTTCCAACAGCTATGCCCCTATCGGTGCAATATTTCCTTTCGGCGGTTCTACTGCTCCGTCGGGGTATCTGATGTGCAATGGACAGGCGGTTTCAAGAACTGATTATTCCGCGCTGTTTGCCGTTATAGGAACAAGTTTCGGTGCAGGAGACGGGAGTACGACTTTTAATATTCCTGATTTGAGAGAAGCTACAACTAAGGGCGTCGGTCTGTCGGGTAAGTCAAGTAATCACTATGACAGTGACGGCGTGGCTCTTGGTGAGTTTGTTGAGGACAGAGTACAAGACCACTCGCATCAAACATACATAAAAGGTGACATTGGCTACCCATTTGGCACGAAGGTTGGTGACGAAATATTCATTCATTTCGCAAACGCTGACACGGGAGAAGGTATGGGTTGGAGTGTAAAAGCCACTACTATATATAAAGGAAATCATGGTGCTACCACTGAAGTCAAAGCAGTCGGCGTAAATTACATCATCAAAGCTAAAGATGTTAATTTGTCGGTCGGCGGGCAGACGCTCGCGGATAGGGTTGAGACGCTGGAAACAACTACAAGCGGAGATATATCGGGTGCAACAACAAATTCGGGAACTATAACCAGTGCTAAATACGTAAGGTCGGGTAATGTTGTTCAACTCAGATTAACATTAACGGGCGCATCTCTTACAACGCACGGTACTACTACCTTAGTCGTAACTATGCCGTCTACTGTACCCGTACCTGTTATGACAGTTGACGGAGTGGCTAATGCGTGGAATGGTTCTGTCGATGAAACCGGACACGTCAGAATGAGCAGCGGGAGCAGAGATGTCGTTATCTATTCAAGTAATGACAGTGGATCTGATGAAGATATAACCGATGCGGAAGTGTGGTCAACTGTTACTTACATTACGGCTGACTGATTTTTCGGAGGGATGATAAAATAAAAATCGAAAGGAGTTGACAGTATATGAACGGTTTCGGCGGGTACTATGACCCGAGCGTAAATCCGTATATGGCGGCTTATCAGCAGCAGAATTTCAAAATGGCTTCTCCTGCTGTCGCTGAACAGGTGACGACCGTCAACGGCAGGCAGGGAGCAGAGGCGTATAATCTCGCCCCGAACAGCTCAAAACTGCTTCTTGATATTTCGGGAACTATTCTGTGGGTCATTACTACGGACGGAGCTGGTTTCAAGACCTGTACGGGCTATCCAATAGGCGAACCGATAGAGGAAAAGCCCGCTCAGGCGCAGACTTCTGCGGATATGGCGGCTATAACCGAGTACGCAGAGAAGCTCAACGCATATACGTCTGCGCTTGAAGAGCGCATAAGCAGACTGGAGGGAGTTGTCAATGAGCACACCAACGATATTGCAGCAGTTAAACAGAGTAACGCCGATACAAGGTGGTTCTCCGACGGGACAACAGGCGAGCAATAACTCTCAGGGCGGATTTGAAGCGGCAATGCAGTATGTCCGTGCCAACGGCGGCGATCCAAAAGCAGCCTGCTTTAAAAAAGGTCATGAACTTGGATATTCTGACGAGCAGATAAACGCCATGGTCAGCGAGCAGACTAAACGTATCACAGCTATGCTCGGAAACGCAAAGAATCCCAATGCTCTTATTCAAAATGCGCTCGCGGCAAAGAACCCCAAATTCGCGCAGATGCAGAAAATGGCTCAATATGGGAACGAGCTCAAAAACATGATGTATAATTCCGCCAAATAAGGCGGTTTTATAAATATTTCTCAAGGAGGATTTATATTTTATGACAAATCCTATTGATGTGAATGGAGGAAATGGTATGGCAAACGACACCGGTATGAGTGTAGCGGACGTTGCGGCTCTCTCGGGAGGCGGTTTCGGAGGCTTCGGAAACAACAGCCTTGAGGGTCTGATCTATCTGGCTGTTATCGGCTCGATGTTCGGCTGGGGAGGCAACGGTTTCTTCGGCGGAAACGGAGCGGGCGCTCTCGCAGGTAATCTCGCTACTCAGAACGACGTGCAGAGAGGTTTCGACACTGCTGCACTTCAGGATCAGTCGCGTGATATTCTCTCGGCTGTGAATGCAGGCACTGCTCAGTCTGTTGCCGCAACAAATCAGGTATATCACGACATCGTGAATAACCTCGGTGACAAGTATAACGAGCTTGCAAGAGACGTCGCGAGTGTCAACTACAATGTCGGACAGCTCGGCGCAAATGAGAGAGAGTGTTGCTGTGAGATCAAGCAGCTTATTCAGTCTATGGCAGCGGACACCAATGCCAACATCGCCCAGAATAAGTATGATATTATGATGGGTCTTGCAGGTATGGAGCAGCGCATCACCTCAAAGATGGATCAGAACAAGATCGAGTCTCTCCAGCAGCAGGTGAATACACTTCAGCTTCAGCAGGCTACTGCGGGTATGCTTAAGTTCCCCAACAGCTGGAGCTATGGTGCAGGTCCTTTTCCGCCTATCTTCGGCAATCAGTGTCCGAACGCTGTCTGATATTTCTGTAAGCGCCAGTTAGGGCGAGGCAACTTACAGGCGGGCGGAGCAATAGTTCTGCCCGTAAAAATTTATATTTGGAGGAATGAATTATGTCAAGAGCGGTACTTTACACGGCTAACTCAAACAATCAGACCGTAGGTATCAATGGCATCATCTCACCCGGCGGTGTTGTGAGAAGATACGGCTGCAACATTCAGCTTTCGGGAAATGCCGTTACTCTCACAGGCACGGGTTATTATGATATTTCGGCAAGCATTACGCTTGTTCCGTCCGCAGCAGGTACTGTGACGGTCACAGCTTATCAGGACGGCATTCCCATTCAGGGAGCAACTGCTTCAGCAACGGTAGCGGCAGTGGATACGTCCGTAGCCCTTCCCGTCATCGGAATGGCGAGACTTGTCAACCCCAATGCAGGGAGCAATATCACCTTTGTTCTCACGGGCGTTGAGTCTGATATTTCAAACTTCGCACTTAAAATTATAAAGACGTGAGGTGAGCCGATATGACCGTTGAAGAAATTTTCGGAAAGATATCCGCGCACATGGTCGAGGGAATGATGTTTCACGAGCAGATGTCTGATTACTACGGTTTCCTCGGTCTTGACGGCTACAGATGCTGTCACAAGTATCATTATATTTGTGAGACTGTAAGCAGAGCGACAGTCCACAAATTTTACATAGATAACTACAACAAGCTGCTCATTGATAATTTCGTCAACAGCGGCTCAATAATTCCGACGGGCTGGAACAAGCTTACAAGATTCGACGTAGACCCCGCTACAAAGCGCACGGCTGTAAAGAACGGTCTCGCCGAATGGCACAAGTGGGAAAAGTCTACTGTGGAATTATATTCTCAGATGCTCAAGGAGCTTTACGAGCTCGGCGAGATGGCTGCGTACGGAGAAGTCAAGAAGCTTCTCAAAGATGCTACCGAGGAAGTACGCTTCGCCGAAAAGAAAACTATTCATCTGACTGCTCTGAATTTCGACATGTCTGATATTTATGACGAGCAGGACGATATCTATAAATGCTATCACAAAAAGCTTAAGTGCGTTTCTGAATGTTTGGAGGAGTGCTGATGAATGCTTACGGTGTTTCAGAAGCAAAAATAGTGTTTCTCTTCTGCACAGGTGCCGTCGGAGCATTCATGACCGAAATATTCGGTGGCTGGTCTTCTGACATAACCACACTTGTGATATTTATGGCTATCGACTACATTCTCGGTCTTATCATAGCCGCAATATACAAAAAATCGGACAAGTCCAAAAACGGAGCTCTTTCAAGCAAGGCTGCATTTATAGGTCTTGTTAAAAAAGCGGTCATCATGGGTATGGTCCTCATAGCTAACCGTCTTGACCTGCTTATGAAAACCGATTACATCAAATCGGGCGCTGTGATAGCTTTCTGCGTTTCGGAGCTTATCAGCATTGCCGAAAATCTCGGTATTATAGGAGTTCCCATGCCAAAAGTAATAAGCAGAACCATTGATATTCTCAAGGACAAGACTGACGAAGACGATAAAAAGGAGGATGACAAGCATGATAAAGGCGATTGACGTTTCACATCACAACGGAGACATTGACTTCAAGAAAGTAAAGGATTCCGGGATTGACACCGTCATCATAAGGACAGGATACGGACTTCCGTCACCGTCTCAGGTAGACAAGAAGTTCAAACAGAACTACGAGCGTGCCCGTGAAGCAGGTATGAAAATAGGCGCATATCACTACAGCTACGCAAAATCCTCTGCCGACGCCGAAAAAGAAGCGGAAGCCATGCTCGGTATCATCGGGAACAAGAAGTTTGAGCTTCCGCTTTTCTACGACATCGAAGAGTCTACCCACGCTGTCATGGATAAGAAGATGTGCAGCTCCTTTGTACGTGCTTTCTGCAACAGGCTCGAAGCAAGCGGCAAGTGGGCGGGAGTGTATTCATACGACGCTTTCTTCGGAACCAATCTTGATCCTGATATTGTGGGCAGATACACAACTTGGGTCGCTCGTGTTGAAAATGTCGAGCCGACTTCCTGCAAGCGATATGACATCTGGCAGTATTCGTGGAAAGGTTCTGTACCCGGCATCAAGGGTAATGTGGATATGAATTATATTTACAAGGATTTTCCTGCTTTGATGCAGAAAGCTCATCTTAACGGGTTCTGAGTGCTGAATAACATACACTATATGGAACACGTAGGCTGGTAAAGTTCTGCGGGGGCGTTCGTGATATTCACGGGCGCTCTTGCGTTTTGTGTTATTATACGCCACTTCTGCATCTTATTTTATTTTTTTTTCAAAGTCCGATACGCGAAATTTACAAGTTCTTTAATGAAAGGAGATTGTTAGCTCAGCGGAGAGCGCTACATTCGTGTAGAGGTCAACGGTTCGAGTCCGTTACATCTTCTTTTCATTTTTATATTTTTAGGAAGCAATGTTATAGTGCCTGAGAAAGGAGAAAGCAATGACCTACTTTGTATGTTTACTGATATTTCTGGTGGGAGCTTGCGTCGGGGCTGTGGCTGCCTCAATACTTGGTTCCAAATCCCCGAAAGGAACCATAAAAATTGTCTCGGATGATACGGATGGCTCAAAGTATCTGTTTCTGGAGCTGGAGGAAAGTGTTGATATTCTGGAAAAGCAGGATGAGGTCGTCTTTCGTGTAGCGCGAAAATAGCAGTTCCCTTTATGAGGTAAAACTCAGATTATATTTTTGGAGGTTTTTGTTATGAAACAGAAAAAAGAAAAGATAAACAATGCGAGAGCGCTGGATGAGGAACTTAAGAGACTTTTCGACGAGCTTAAAACGCTTGACACAGACAGCGATGAGTACAGAACGGTACTTAACCGTATTGACACTTTGTATAAGATCAGAAATGACGATTCCAAGACAAAGAGAGAATCGGGAACAAAGATTGTTACGGACAGTGTCAGCACGGTATTGCCGTTGATATTCTACGGACATCTGTGTAATAAAGGATTTAAGTTCGAGGAAACTGGAGCTATATCCTCGTCTACGTTTAGGCATATTTGGGGAAATGTTTCAAAGATATTCAAGAAATAATTGACTGACAGCGGGGGTCGGTGCAGGATTTGCATCGGCTCTTGCTTTTTCACGCGAAATTTGCAAAGTATATTATGAGGAAACTCACTAATATATTTTGGAGGTATTTATTATGAAAAAGGTATTTGTAGTTTTTATGATGTTGGTGATCGCTGTGATTACGGGCGTTAATGCTGTAGAAGTTGATGCTGCTAACAAAATTCATTACTACGAAGGAACGGCTATACTCAGAAATAAGGACGATTTAACATATATCGACGCCGATGAGGCGTTTGAATATTTTGACTCGTTCAATGATGAGGACGTATATGTTCATTCGGAATTAATGCAAACTTTGTGCGCGGAAATAGACTGGCGCGGCTATAAACGTATACATGATTATTACGGCGGTTGTATATATGGACGTTATGAAATACATGACGACGTAATTATACTTGATGTCATATTTGTAGAGTTTTAAGACTTAAAAGGGTCTGTGATATTTACACAGGCTCTTTTCTTTTTGCGCGATTTTCACAGCTTCTTTAATGAAAGGAGCGTGATGTGATTATGTTTATAATTGACATTTTTAAAGTTGCGGCAAAATGTTTCTGGGGAATAATCGGAGCGTATGCCAAAGCTATCGGAAAACAAATCCTGATAGCGATAGGTATAGCTGTTGTGTTCTTCCTCATAGGAAGATTTGGCTGATTTTAAAAGGGTCTGTGATATTTACGCAGGCTCTTTTCTTTTTGCGCGATTTTCACAGCTTCTTTAATGAAAGGAGCGTGATGTGATAATGGGCATCATTAAAGCATTTTTTGGAATTATCTGGGCGACGCTGGAATACGCCGCCGCGTATCTGTTACTGATTCTGGTGACATTTATATTTGGCTGGGTGACCGGTCACTTCGGATAAGTTTCGGCTGATGTTTTGAGGGGCTTGTGCTTGCGCAGGCTCTTTTCTTTTGCGCAAAATTTACAAGCTGTATTATGAGAAACAATTTGTAAAGGAGGTTTTCATTTATGAAAGAGATCATTGATATTTACGAGGAAACGACTAAATACGATATCGATTTCGACTTTGAAAGTTGGGATTATGAATTTGATGATTGACAAGAAGCAAAAGAATTTGTGATATTTATTACGAGTTCTTTTGCTTCTTGTTAAGCCACGCAAAATTTACAAGTTGTATTATGAGGAAACTCAATAATTTTATATTTTCAGGAGGTTTTATTATGAACTTAACAAAGGGATTAAAGTACGTTGAGGGAGCTGCAACCATCATTATTGGTTTGATAGGTATCATTTCCGGTACCAAAAAACTGAAAGAGGGTTCAGATTCCGACAAGGTCGTTAATGCTGAGGAAGTGACTGCGACTGAAACGGAAACGGAGGTTATTGAGACTCAGGGCGAAGTAGTCGAGCCCGAAGAGACTACAGAAGAATAAGCCGGAGGGCGTTCGTGATATTCACGGGCGCTCTTTGCTTTTTTGCCGTTTATATGCTGAAAGGAGTAACGGAGATGAAAGATGAATTGAGAATTTCAACACCATGGATGAAAGGCTTTATCGCAAATACTGTCAAGAAGATAGTAAGAAAAAGGTTCGGGTACTCGATAGACCTTGACCTTGACAACATCTACGTGAGTACGGACGAGGAGGGCGCTCACATTCACATAAGCGCGAATGTGGACATGGATAAGCCGAGCTTCGACAAAATGCTCAGTGAGATAATCTGACGCAAAATTTACAACTGCTTATATGAGGTAACACTCATCGATTTATATTTTTAGGAGGAATTTCTTATGAAAAACAACTGGTGGAGAAAACTCGGTACTGTCGAAGGTATAAGTAAAAACCCGATAGTGGTTGCTGACGCTGCGAAGTGCGCCGCAACAGCGCTTAAAAACACACAGATAAATGCCGAGGTGCTGAACAATAATACGGCTGTTCTCGAAAGGGCTATATCAACCCTTAGCAGAAATCAGAAGATTTACGTGTTCGGCTGGACGGTGTCGTCTGTGTGTTTCGCACTTGCGCTTTATGGTGCTGCCGCTGAGCTTGAGGAGCTGAAAAAAGCAAAAACATCGGACAAAAATGACGATAGTATTTATGAGACAGCAGTTGAAGAAGAAACCGAAAACGAATAATTGATATTTAGCAGGGGTTCCTGCGGCGAAAGCTGCGGGGGCTCTTGCGTTTTTGAAAGGAGCTTACACATGAGTTTTGGAGAACTTATCAAAAAGCACGCGGGTACGATACTCACCTTTATCGCTACCGGCACGTTTATTGCCACGGTATATGAAGCAGTGAAAAATACGCCGAAAGCGTTAAAGCTTATTGAAGATGCACGCGAGGAAAAGCGTGCAGAGCTTACTAAGTTTGAGACCGTGCAGGTGTCCGCACCCGCTTATATTCCTGCCATTGTGCTGGGAACGCTCACGATCGGCTGTATGTTTGGGGCAAATATTCTCAACGTAAAGCAGCAGGCGTCTCTTATGAGCGCTTATGCGGTGCTCGATCAGACATATAAGAAGCACAAGGATAAATTCAAGAAGTACCGCGACAAGGTCAATGATATTTTCGGTGAGGAATCTGACCTCAAAGTTTCCGAAGCAGTTTCGCACGACGAGTATCCCATTCCCGAAGTTGAGGACAAGGAAAAGAAGTATAAGTTCAAGATAGCAGGTATCGACGGTGAAGATATTTACTTCTATTCTACGATGTCAGACGTCATTGCGGCGGAGTACGAGGTAAACAAAGAACTTAATACCGAGTGTTGCTGCTCGTTCAACTATTTCCTTGAACAGCTCGGCACCGACAAAATAACAAACGGTGACCTGCTCGGCTGGAATATCGAAACACTCATTGACTGGTGCGGATATTCTTGGCTCGACTTCGGCAATGGTCCATCGGTAGACGGTGACGACTGTGATTATGAGATATTCCTTAATGTTGACCCGACACCGGGTTTTGAAGACTATGAGGAAAATCTCGATTATATGGAGCACAAGTATCTTGATATGTGCTACGCGTGAATAAAGGAGGTCTTCGACATGAAAGGAAAAATCAAGCAGCTGTTTGATATTTTTGTAAGCGGCTGCAAAAAGCACGCCCCCGAGATGGCTATTGGGGTGGGTATTGCGACTATGGCGGTATCGGTCGTTTCGGCGGTTAAAGAGACACCGAAAGCGCTCGATAAAATCGAGGAGATGAAAAGTGACCTCGGAAAAGACGAACTCACGGCGAAAGAGACTGTGCAGGCGGCTTGGAAGTGTTATATTCCGTCCGCAGCCTCATTTGTAATCGGTGTATTCTGCATATGCCTTGCATCAAAGACGTATCTGGGCAGAATTGCGGCTGTTGGGGCAGTCGTATCCATGAGGGACGAAGAGATTGATATTCTCAAGAAAAAGGCTACCGAGATGTTCGGCGAGAAGAAAAAAGAAGAACTGCTTGATGCCGTCGAACAGGAACGAGTGGACAAAAATCCGGTCGGCAAGAATGAAATAACCATTGTCAGCGGGGGGAATATTCTCTGCTATGACGTATCGAGCGGAAGATATTTTCGTTCAACGAAAGATAAAGTAGACACGGCTTTTCACGAGCTGAACTACCAAATGAATGATGAGATGACGGTAACACTCAACGACTTCTATTGCCATCTCGGATTGTCAGATAACGAGTCGGGGAGAATCCTCGGCTGGGATGTGGCAAACGGTCCTATAAAACCGAGGTATACATCAACGCTCTCCGAAAATGACGAGCCGTGTCTTGTCATAAGCTTTGAAAAGCCTGCGAGCTATCTGTGGCAATGAGCATTCCGCTTATAGCGGATCTTTTGACAATATCAGAAGACAAAAAATATGTAAAGAAGTAACTTGCTGAGAGTCAGCGTGATATTCACGTTGGCTCTTTGCTTTTTTGAAAGGAGCGTTTTATGGAAAATCCTATAAAGTCTCTCCGTGAGAATGATCCTGTTCCAGACAAGACAATTGTACCAGTTGCGTCCGGAAAGGTAAGAAAAAAGAACGGTCTGGAAAAATTCGCCGGAATGATAGTTCAGTCTGATATTTCGGCGGTCAAGGAGACTATTATCTCCGAGGTTGTGGTACCGATGGTGAAAAACCTTATTGCGAACACCGTTTCAGACACTGTATATATGATGATGTTCGGGGAGACAAGAAATGCCCGTGAAAACGGCAGGAGGAGCAATGCGTCCTACGTTTCGTACGGTTCAATGTACAGAAATGTTGATGATCAACGTCCGTCGAGGCGTGCGTCATCTGGATACGAGTTTGAGGACGTGGTTGTACCAACACGCGGCGAGGCTGAAATGATACTCGACCGCATGAAAGAATTGATATCCGTATACAAGGTTGCTTCAGTTGCCGATCTGTACGACCTTGCGGGTATATCCTCGAAGTATACAGATAATAAATACGGATGGACGGACATGCACGGCGCGGAAGTTATATTTTCACGTGGTGAATACGTAATAAAGATGCCGAGAGCGTGCCCTCTGGACTAACGCTAAATTATCATTGGAATGGTAATTAGACATTAATCGAGAGGGCGTTCGTGATATTCACGGGCGCTCTTGCGTTTTTCTGGGAGGTACACCATGGAATACGAATGCAACGATAAAATGGTCTCGCATCCCGACCATTACAAAAAAGGCGGTATGGAGGTCATTGATATTATTGACACATTTACCGCCGATATGAAAGGCGCGGAAGCTGTATGCACAGCCAATGCCATCAAATACATCCTGCGCTGGAAAAACAAGAACGGCGTTCAGGACTTGAAAAAAGCAGTGTGGTATATTACACACCTTATAAATTATATAGAAAAGGAGAATACTGATGAAATTCAATGATATTCTTAATAGTGTCAAGAGTGCTGCGGCGTGCACAGGTCTGACACTGAAAAAGCATGCACCAAAGATAATGGCAGTGATCGGAACAGCAGGTCTTGCTTTTGGTATCTATGATGCCTGCAAGCAGACACTCGGTCTGCCTGAAGTTCTTGACGAGATGAAGGATTCCCTCGACGTTGTGCATAACGTAGAGGGAGTTCCCGAGCTCGCTGAGAAATACCCGGAAGAGGACTGTAAAAAAACGGTGACAGCTGTTTATATTCGTGCAGCCATAAACATCTGCAAGCTTTATGCAAGACCTGCGGCTATTATATTGATATCTCTTGGTCTGCTTTTAGGATCCAACAAGATACTTGAAAACCGTCTCGGTGATGCAGCCGCTCTTGCCGCTATCACAAAGACCGAATTTGACAAGTACAGGAAGAACGTTACCGACCGTTTTGGTGAAGAAGTAGATAAGCAGCTTCGCTACGGGATACAGACGACTGATATTTCCGAGCTTGGGGAGGACGGAGAAGAGACTAAAAAGACTGTAGCAGATAAGACACCCGAACTTCCGAGCCAGTTTACAAGGTTCTTCGATGAAATCTCGGGATACTGGAAAAAGGATGCAGATGCAAACAAGCAGTTCCTGCTGATGACACAGGCTCATGCAAATGATATTCTCCACAGCTACAGGGGCAAAGTGGTGACACTGAACGATGTTCTTGATATGCTTGACCTGCCGAGAATGAAGATAGGTCAGAGTGTTGGTTGGGTGAATCACGGACTTAAGTCCGATTATATTGACTTCGGTATATTTGATGTTCATTCACCTGCAAAGCGTGAGTTCGTGAACGGAACTGAAAGAAGCATACTCCTTGAATTCAACGTTCAGGGTAATATTCTTGATGATATAGAGAATAAAAAGTAAATTACAAAGGAGAACAACAAAATGAAAAAACTTATAGCAACAGCAGCCGTATGCGCGGCATTGATATTTTCGGAGACGGCCGCTCTTGAAAATCAGAAAGTGCCTGAAATAACGACTGCTGTTACAAATGTAAAGGAAGATAAGTCTATGAAAAAAGTTATAACTTATGTCAGTGAGTGTGACCTCACACTTGAAGAGATCGATGAGATAGCAAAAGTCGTTATCGCTGAGGCAGAGGGTGAGAGTGAAAAAGGTCAGCGCTACGTCATCGATGTGATTCTTAACCGCGTGGACAGCAAGTGGTTCCCTGATACGGTTCACGATGTGCTGTATCAGAAGAACCAGTTTTGTGTAAGCGGGAAGCGTGCCGAAGCTTGGAAAGATGTCGCTCAGGCCGAGTACAACGGCATCTGCGAGATGATAGAGGAAGAATACGACAAAGAGGATCGTCTCAACAGCGACATCGTGTTTTTCCGCACGCAGAGATATTCAAGTTACGGTGTACCTGCATTTAAGTGCGGGGCGCATTATTTCTCGACTTATGATCATAGAGAGGGGCAAAAATTATGAACATTACACTTGCAAATGTTATATTTGCGGCTGCGGGCGCTGCGGTCGGCGGAGCAGCCGTTTATATTCTGATGAAAAACAAGTTTAAAAAACGCGCAGAGGAGGAGATAGAAAGCGTGAAAAAAAAGTATCACAAGGCTTTTGCCGAAAAAGACAATAGAAAAGGAACCCCTGTTCCCGAAGAAGAGGGAACGCTGAGCAGATCGGATATGGATGCTCTGGATAATTCTCCGCTTGCGGAGTATCACAAAAAAATGGAGGAAAAAGAGACCGAGCAGGCGAAACATGTCCTCGAAATAGTATCCAAATACAACAACTCACGGCAGCCTCCTGAGATAATCGAGAGCAGACCGTATAAGATATCCGAGGAAGAAGTGGGCAACCGTTATGACGAATTATATTGCTACAAGTGGTACCGCGACGACAGCACTCTTACGGATGAAAACGATGACCCGCTGCTTCCAGAGGAGATAGCCGAGAACGTTGGTTTTGAAAATCTTGACCTTGACGAGGACGACATTATTTATATCCGCAACGAAGTGAAGCAGTGCGACTATGAGATATCTGCCGTTGACGGAGCTTACGGGGAGGAATTTCTGCTTGAATAAAGATACACTGAAAAACAGATATCTCGGGTGGCTTATGACGGTGCTTGGCATTAAGCACCGTTTTGAGCTGACGCCAATAATATTCAAGTTGTTTGATACCGATTTCACCTACACCATACCGCGCGACGGAAACCGTTATGAGGATGGTATTGACCTGCGATACAGGTTTGGTGAGGCAAATCACATCGACAGCTGTATCATTGCCAATCAGCTTGATATTTATCCGTGTTCGGTGCTGGAAATGATGACTGCTCTGTGTATGCGGATAGAAACACACATTACGGGCGATTTCGAGCAGAGCGACCGTACATTTGAGCTGTTTCAAATGATGCTGAAAAATGCCGGGCTGTGGATGCCCGGGGAAAAATTTAACGAGCGCTTATTTGAAAAGCGTCTTGACGACGTTCTTGACCACAGATATGACGCGGACGGTCAAGGCGGGTTCTTTACGCTCAAAAAGCCAGCAGGAGATATGCGGAAGGCGGAACTATGGTATCAGGCGATGTGGTTTTTGGACGAGCAGTTAAAATTAGTATGATATTCAGAAAGGAGACTTGAATTATGCAAACATATGACTTTCTGCAAGTCTCCACAAGAACCACAAAACAGGGCACTATAGAAATATACCCGACTTTCAGGATAACCCGCTCGAAAGACCTTATGATACGCGGCGGCGACTTCTATGCGATATGGCTTGACGACGAGCAGCGCTGGTCTACGGATGAGCAGGATGCTATCGACCGCATTGACAGAGCGCTTGATATTTATAAGAATGAAAAATTCTCGGCGCTTGAGGATGGCGTGCGTGTCCTGCATCTGTGGGACGCTGATACCTGCATGATCGACAAGTGGCATAAGTACGTACAGCGTCAGTGCCGCGACAGCTTTCATATGCTCGACGAGACACTTATATTTGCAAACACAAACACAACCAAAGAGGATTATGCGAGTAAGCGTCTTCCGTATGACCTTGCCGAGGGCGACATCTCCGCTTATGACAAGCTGATGTCAACTTTATATTTGCCCGACGAGCGCAGAAAAATCGAATGGGCGATAGGCTCGATAGTTACAGGAGACAGCAAAAAGCTGCAAAAGTTTATGGTGCTGTACGGTGCAATGGGAACTGGTAAATCGACCGTTATACACATCATCGAGCAGCTTTTTGAGGGTTATATTTCGGTGTTTGATGCGAAAACACTCGGCTCTTCTTCAAACGCTTTTGCACTTGAAGCATTCACAAAAAACCCGCTTGTGGCTATCCAGCACGACGGAGATCTATCACACATTGAGGACAACACGCGAATCAACTCACTCGTATCTCATGAATCAATGACTGTAAACGAGAAATTCAAATCAGCGTATACGAATCGTTTCAAGTCATTTATATTTATGGGCACGAACAAGCCCGTTAAAATTACGGACGCCCGCTCAGGTCTGATAAGACGTCTTATTGACGTACAGCCGAGCGGGAACGTTCTGCCTAAACATGAGTATGATATCTGTGTGGAGCGCGTGAAATTCGAGCTGGGGGCTATTGCGTGGCACTGCCGTGAGGTGTATGTAAAAAACAAGGATCTGTTTGACGATTATATTCCGACGAGTATGCTCGGGGCGTCGAACGATTTTTACAACTTTGTCCTTGAAAACTATTATATTTTCAAGAAAGAGGACAGCACCACGCAGAAAGCGGCGTGGGAGATGTACAAGACTTACTGCGACGAGGCAAAAGTCGCGTATCCTCTTTCACTGATGAAATTCAAGGAAGAGCTTAAAAACTATTTCTACGAATTTCACGAGCGTTTCACCCTTGAGGACGGGACAAGGGTACGCTCGATGTATCGGCTGTTTCGCGAGGACAAATTTACTTTTGAGAATTGTCCGAAAAAAGACAAAGACGAGGAAAAACCGGAAAGTTGGCTGCGTTTTGACTGTGAGTCTTCTCTGTTCGATGATATTTTTGCGGACGCTCCCGCTCAGTATGCCGATACCGAAGAAAAACCCGTCACTAACTGGAGCAATGTAAAAACAAAACTCCGTGATATAGATACGTCGAAAATCCACTACATGCAGATACAGTCCCTTGGCGGAAATTATCTGGTAGTGGACTTTGATATTAAAGGTGAGGACGGAGAAAAGTCACTTGAGAAAAATCTCGAAGCGGCTTCAAAGTTTCCGCCTACTTATGCCGAGCTTTCCAAGAGCGGAAAAGGAATACACCTCGTTTATATTTATGACGGTGACCCCAAAAAGCTTGCACGCCTTTACGCCGAGGACATCGAGCTGAAATTCTACACGGGAAATGCCCCGCTCAGACGAAAGCTTACGAAATGTAATGATATCCCAATAAATCACATTAGTGGAGGACTTCCGCTGAAAGGAGTAAAAATGGTTGATTTTAAGGGTTTTGAGAATGAGAAGCACCTACGGAGTCTTATTGAGAAAAATCTTCGTAAGGACATTCTTTCGAGTACAACGGAAAGCATAAACTTAATAAAACAGGACCTTGAAAAAGCTTACAACAGTGGCATGCACTACGACGTGAGCGACCTGCGCGGAAAGATAATTTCGTTCGCAGCGGGAAGTACACATCAGGCTAAGGCGTGTCTGAAAAAAGTCTCGAATATGAAATTTAAGTCGGAGGAAGAGGCCGAAGCCGTTGAGAGCGGAGAAAAGCCTGTTGTATTCTTCGACACTGAGGTGTTTCCGAATCTTTTTCTGGTTAACTGGAAAATAGAGGGCAAGGACAAGCCTGTTGTAAGAATAATAAATCCCAAACCGACGGACATCGAAAATCTTCTGAAAAACAGGCTCGTTGGTTTTAACTGCCGCAGATATGACAATCATCTGCTGTATGCGTGTCTGCTCGGATATTCCAACGAGCGGCTCTATGAGCTCTCGCAGAAAATTATATCCGGCGACAAAAATGCTTTCTTTGGTGAGGCATACAACCTGAGCTATACGGACGTCTATGACTTCTCCGCAAAGAAGCAGTCTTTGAAAAAGTTCGAGATAGAGCTTGGCATTCATCATCAGGAGCTCGGTCTTCCGTGGGACAAGCCCGTACCTGAGGATATGTGGGAGAAAGTCGCCGAATACTGCGACAACGACGTCATAGCTACCGAGGCGGTATTCAACGCGCGCTATGCGGACTTCATCGCAAGGCGAGTATTGGCAGATTTGGCGGGTATGACGGTCAACGATACAACAAACAGCCTCACAACAAGAATTATATTTGGCACGAACCGAAAACCGCAGTCGAGTTTCAATTACCGCAATATGGGCGATATAACTGTACCGCATGACGACTGGACTATCACCGAAGACATGATATTTCACAAGGGTTACGACGAGTATACAGTATTCGACAACAAAGGCAGACCGCTGTTTCCCGGATATTCTTATGAGGGCGGAAAATCGACCTATCGCGGCGAGGAAGTCGGCGAGGGCGGATATGTCTATGCGGAGCCGGGAATGTACTGGGATGTGGCTCTGCTTGATATTGCGTCGATGCACCCGAGCAGCATAATCGCAGAGCAGCTTTTCGGCGAGGTATATACAAAAAACTTCGCTGATATTCGTGATGCCAGAATTGCCATTAAGCATCGCGACTTCGACAAGGCAAGGACGATGCTCGGAGGAAAGCTGGCAAAGTATCTCGACGACGAATCAAAGGCAGGAGACCTTGCTCAGGCTTTGAAAATCGCTATAAACTCGGTATATGGTCTGACTTCGGCATCGTTCGAGAATCCGTTCCGTGATATTCGGAACAAAGACAACATCGTTGCAAAACGCGGAGCGCTGTTTATGGTGAATCTCAAACACGAGGTGCAGAAGCGCGGGTTTACGGTCGCGCACATCAAGACCGACTCGATAAAAATTCCGAACGCCACACCCGAAATAATCCAATTCGTAATGGACTACGGCAAAATGTACGGCTATACATTCGAGCACGAGGCTACTTATGACAGAATGTGCCTTGTCAACGACGCCGTTTATATTGCCAAGTATAAGGACGGCAAGCACGCAGGCGAGTGGACAGCAACGGGTACACAGTTTGCTGTGCCTTATGTCTTCAAGACCTTGTTTACGCACGAGCCTATTGAATTCAAGGATAAGTGTGAGACGAAATCGGCGTCGACGGCTTTATATTTAGACCTGAATGAGAATCTTCCCGAGGGTGAGCACAAACGGATATTTGTCGGAAAGGTTGGTTCGTTCTGTCCGATGATGACCATGAGCGGCGGCGGTCTGCTCGTCCGTGAAGGAAAGGATAAGGACGGAAACGTCAAGTACGACGCGGTCGGCGGGACTAAGGGTTTCAGGTGGCTCGAAGCGGAGAAAGTCCACGAGGCAGGCATTGAGGACGATATTGATATTTCGTATTACGAGGGTCTTGTGCTTGACGCCGTGAAGACCATTTCGCAGTACGGTGACATCAGGATATTCCTGTCGGATGAACGGGGCTCTTTCACGTCCATTAATTCAGATAATTTTGATTTTCCGCCCGATGAGGAACTACCGTTTTAATACGCGAAAATTACATCTTCCTTTATGAGATAATTTTAAAGGAGGTCTTTCTTATGAAAGAAACTATCAAAGATCAGATGTGCATGATGGGCTACGTATGGAGTGTAGTCGATCCAGATTGGAAAATCAGAACGGCGGAAGCTTGCACGGTGGATCCACTTATAGCCCTTGTAACGGTGTACAGTGCCGTAAAGGGAAATAAGGCGGGTTACATCGCCGGGGCAGCCGCCTTACTGATCCATTTGGGTTCTACATATATTATGCGTAAAGCCGAGGATGTATATTATGATGAAATGTGGAAAAAAGAAGTTGAAAGACTGAAAAAAGAAGTTGAAAGACTGAAAAAAGAAGGAAAAATTATTTAAGTCTGAGGGCGTTCGTGATATTCACGGGCGCTCTTGCGTTTTTGAAAGGAGTTTTTATTATGAACGAAACAGTAACGATCTGGATTCCCGAAAAAGTGTTTGATATCATCTCAGCAGCGGGTATGCGCAGTGGACGAACTATTACAGACGCCGTGTCTCAGGCCATTAAAATGTCGGCATTCGACAAATGGGCTTTTGCAACAAAAATAAGAGGCATATCAAAGATTGATATTCCGGTGAAGATAAACATCGCCAAACTGCATCCGCAGTCAAGAGCGATAATAAACAAAAGGTGTGATACCATGAAGCGCAATTCCGCGGAGATAATTCGCAGCGCTGTCATGGATTATGCAGATACATTGAGCAGGAGGTAGAAAAACGCGCAAAATTTACAAGGTATATTACGGAGGTGATTACCATGACAAAATTCGTTTTGTGGTATGGGATTCGTAGGAAACCTATGAGACCCAGACCCGGAAATGATGAACAGAAACGGTAATTTCAAAAGGCGGGAGCCGATGCGGAATTTGCGTCGACTCTTGCCTTTTGTTTTTATATATTTTACAGGAGGTATTTAACTATGGTAGAAAATGTACTCAGTCTCGAGAACGCAAGAATTATATTCCGCAACTTCAGCGGAAAAGAGGGCAGATACAACAGAGAAGGTGACCGCTCGTTCTGTGTGCTGCTCGACAATGAGCAGCTTACTGAAGACCTGATAGAGGACGGTTGGAATGTCCGCATTCTCAAGCCGCGCGAGGAAGGCGACGAACCTAAGAAATATATGTCCGTGGACGTTTCTTATAGGAACATTCCGCCAAAGATATTTATGATAACAGAAAAAAACAAGGTTCTCCTTAACGAGGATACGGTCGGCAACCTTGACTACGCTGATATTCGCACGGCAGACCTCATCATCCGCCCGTACAACTGGGAAGTAAACGGCAAGAGGGGCGTGAAAGCGTATCTCAAGACCGCCTACATTACCATCGACGAGGACAGGTTTGCGAGCAAGTATGAGGGCGATTCAGATGCTCCGTTCTGATACGCGATATTTACATTTTCCTTTATGGAGGTGGTTTATATGCTAGTAAAAGCATATATAAAACTTGCAATCGGTGATGCAACACTTGATATCGCTAAAAAAGCGGACAGGTGCAAAGAAGATAGTATAAGATATCTTGACCGTATAAAACTTGTTGATGATTATAAAGGCAGAAGTTTTACACTTTACAAGGGTCTTATGATATTCCGCGCACAGAGTGCTTTGATGCGTTATCTTGTTTACGGCGAGCTGAGTAAAGCAGGAATGAATGTTTTTAAAAGTATAAAAAATGTCTGAAAAAAGGGCGTTCGTGATATTCACGGGCGCTCTTGTGTTTTTGAAAGGAGTTTTTTTATTATGACACTTAAAGAAATCTTTGAAACTGTACGCGACCGCGAGATCGGCAGTTACTGGGGAGGATGGATGTCGATGTGTTACGCAGAGGAGTGCGGAGAGTCCATTTCTGCCTTAAGTAAGTTTTCCCGCGGATGTGCTTCCAAGCAGGATCTGGTCGACGAGTTCGGCGATGTCATCATATCTATGATGGCTATTTGCGATAACTTTGATATTTCAGTCGAAAATATTGAAGCGAGGATACTTAAGAAAACACAGAAGGAGTATTAATATGGATATATTTGATCTTGTTGAAATGGGTTACAGTATGGAAGTCATAAAACAGCTCATAGAAGAAGCCGACAAACATGAGGAAGCACTTACTGTATGCACACTTCTGAAGCTTATCGGAGAGGAGAAACAATCATGAGCTTATTTGACGATATGATGCGTGACGAGCTATACAAAAACTTTAATGCCATAGCTGCGGGTTTTAAGGCCCTTGTACAAGCGGTCGCGACTTTAAAGGTACAAGTTGATAGGCTCGAAGCAAAAGTCGACGAACTCGCAAAGGAGGGGAAAGCATGACAAACATGGAAAAATTTCTGAAAAACATCATGGAAGAAATTCTCATTGAACACTACGATCTGTTCGAGCTTTTTCTTCATAAATGGATGGGCGTAGAGGTTTTCGAGGATTTTGATTATAACGAATGCAGTATTGATCGGATGAGAAGCCTCGGAAAAATGGGACACGGGTCTTATACCTGTCCGAGAGGTGTTTCGTGTTCAGAATGTATGCTCGGCTGGCTCAGAGAAGAATACAAGGAGGACTGATATTTTGGAGTTCATAGAAAAGCTCGTGGAGTTTGAGAAATACTGCCCGAAGTGTAAGCACTGGAAGAAAAAGGAAGATGAGGCACCCTGCCGCGACTGTGTTTCGGTTGCAGCGAGGGCATTCTCGCACAAGCCCGAAAAATTTGAGGCTAAAAAGAAAGGATGATGCTTTATGATCGGACACGGCAAAGAGGCAAATACCGATGTCTGATATTCTTTACGACTACCAGCGCGACGCCGTAAACCGTATGAAAAACGGCTGTATCCTCTGCGGAGGCGTGGGGAGCGGCAAATCACGGACAGCGCTCGCGTACTATGTAAAGTCCACCGACTATAAGAAAGACCTTTATATTATCACCACCGCCCGCAAACGTGATACACTCGAATGGCAGGGCGACATGTGCCCGTTTCTGCTGTCTACGGATGAAAAACTGAACGGTTTTAAAAACCGCGTTTTTGTGGACAGCTGGAATAACATCGGCAAGTATACAGACGTTTCGGGTGCGTTCTTTATATTTGATGAGCAGCGCGTTGTTGGGAGCGGTGAATGGGTGAAGTCGTTTCTGAAGATCACAAAGAAAAACGAGTGGATATTATTATCTGCGACGCCCGGTGACAAATGGGAGGATTATATTCCCGTATTCATTGCCAACGGCTTCTACAAGAACCGCTCGGAGTTCAAGCAGGAGCATCTCGTATATGCGGCGTGGGCTAAGTTTCCGAAAGTTGAAAGATATCTGAACACGCGGCGTCTGGTGCGTCTGCGTGACGGCATTCTGGTGACTATGGATTTCACAAGACCGACCACGCCTCACCATATGCACGAATACGTCGGCTACGATTTTCTGCGGTATAAAAATGTTGTGCGGACGCGTCAGACAGAGGAAGGAATTCCTATAGCTTCACCGACCGAGTTTTGTTTGGAGCTTCGGAAAATCGTAAATACGGATATTTCCCGCCGTGAGAAAGTTCTGGAGATAGTTCGTCTGAAATGGCGGGCTATTATATTCTACAACTTCGATTACGAGCGGGAAATTCTCCTGAACCTCGATTACGGCGAGGGTTTCGAGGTCGCGGAGTGGAACGGACATAAGCATCAGCCCGTTCCCGAGGGCAAGAAGTGGGTGTATCTTGTGCAGTATAACGCAGGCGCCGAGGGCTGGAACTGCGTACGCACCGACACCGTGATATTCTACTCACAGAATTATTCGTACAAGACCATGGAGCAGGCCGCGGGGCGTATCGACAGGCTGAATACACCTTATGCCGATTTGTATTACTATCACATAAAATCGAGAGCGCCTATTGATATTGCTATCGAACGGGCACTCAAGGCTAAGAAGGATTTTAATGCAAGTGCGTTTGTGAGAAGAAGCTGACGCGCGAAATTTGCAAGTTGTATTATGAGAGAATCAGGACTGTCTCGAATGTTAGAGCAGGCTTTGAAGGGCCGCGTGCCCGTGAATATTATGCAAATATTCACAAAGAACTTGATTATCTAAGTCAGTGACGGGCAGAGCTGAATAGTTTACAAGGCATTGTGAACCGTATTAGTAGGGAAAGAGGCTCGAGAAATCATTAGACCGATCTGAAATTCAGATTCAGATAGAGTGTCTCTTGATGGAATCAGTAGACCGTTAATGAAGGAGCTAAAAAAGCTATTGAGGTGACAGAAACAGCTGGCGGAAAGAGATTGTACAGTCTCTTTCTTTTTTTTTTTTGTTTGCGCCAGATTTACAAGCTCCTTTATGAGGAAACTCAATAATTTTTAAAGGAGGCTTGTTTATGTTAATAAACAGCAGAAAAACCGAGAAAGAAATGAAGGAAATAAAGGAAAAGGCTATCGCCAACGGAGAAAAGGTGATTGAACTTTCCGACAACAGTTTCATCATTTACGGCGGAAGTGAAAGGCTGATTGTAAGCGACAGAATAAGTTTGACTTTTTAAAGTTATGGGAAACGATGCGAGAGTGTTCGTGATATTCACGGGCGCTCTTGCGTTTTTGAAATTTGAAAGGAGTTTTTATTATGACAACTTTGTACGATTTGTTCCCCAAGAAAGATGGTATGTATGCTGATGAGCTTACTTACAATGTCTCCACGGGCAGTTATTATTTGCTGTACTTCAATCCTGACGGAAACGACGGCGACGGTGAGTTTGTTGATTTATACATAGACCGACGGGATATCCGTGAAGCTAAGCAGGCTTACGACCGCGAGACCGACGACGTCGAAAAGATGATAGCTTTTATATCGAGCATATGCGAGAATTGCAGCACGTGGGTATCTGACTGGGACTGCGACGATGATGATTTTGGGCAACATGTAAACACCTACATACATAACGTATATACCGCTGTCAGCAATGTGAATTCGGAGTGTGTTATATTCTTCGGGCTTTCGACCGATAGGGAGCACCTTGCTCTTGATGAGGCGGACCGATTCATAAGTATGCTGCTGAGGAGTATTGAGGAGGACAAAGAATGAGCATCTTCATACCGCCGTATAAGGGATTTCCGAGATGGCAGGGTCTTGACAGATGTACACCCGATAAATACTCCGGTCTTCCTGAGGAGGAGAGAAAAAAACTGGATGAAGAAATTGACCGTGCTATGAACGGTGAACTTGATATGTTCGATCCGTGGTCTGATTTATGGGAGGATAAATAATATGTCAATTGAGGTAACAAAAATAGTGGTACACGGTTTTGAAGAAGCCGTGAGAGGTATGAGAAACAGTTGGGACAGTTGGGAGGATTCAGACAGCGATTTCACAGCCGATGTCATTTTCAGAAATAACGGGGGGAAGGAAATTCCGTACGCCGTATCTATCCCTGTGTTCGGCGAAAAAGACCTTGCTCTCATGCAGCGTCTGAACAATGGCGGAAGCTCCCACTGCAAGTACAGACGCATCATAACCGCATCTATGGATATTAATGCGCCTCTGCTCTGGTGGAAGCAGATGGATACTTATTCGATAGGCGTGACAGAGCTCTCCTGCTCGACAATGCACACCATTGCAGATAAAAAGTTTGATATTTCGGATTTCACGTCTGACCACCTGAGCAAATTTGACACAACAAGCGTATTCGGATTTACTAGCTCACTCGATACAGGCATTTTCATGGACAGTATCATCGAGTATCTCAATTCTCTGCGCGAGGGTTATATTTACTACAAGGAGCATAACAAGCCCGAAATAGCAAGGAAGTTTAAGAGAGCTATCCTTGATATTCTGCCATCCTGCTATATGCAGAAGAGGACTTGGTTTGGTAATTATGAGGTCCTTGCAAAAATCTATGTGGAGCGGAAAGGTCACAAGCTGGACGAATGGGACAAGTTCCGTGAGGTTATACGGACGCTTCCGTACGCCGAGGAACTTATTATAGGAGGGTGATGTTTATGTTTGATTTTGACACTGTGAGAGAGCTTAATACCATGACCGACCTTTTAAAAAGTATACGTTACGGTGAAATAGTGGGATTACCTGACTCGTCACCGTTCAATCAATATTGCGGTACTCTCGGTGGCTCAACGCTTAATGAAGCTTACTGGGTGGACTTTTATATTCTTAAGGGAGAACCCGAAGTTGCCGATAATTTCTTTGACAGATTCCGCAGAAACGCAGTTGTGTATATGGACTTGTACGATGATGCGGATTTTAAGACTGCATATAAAAAATTTTGCGAGGAGTTTAAGACGGCGATGAAGATGAAAGAAAAGGAGAACGAAACTATGGACCTTAATTTGAAAGACAAACTTGTGTTCGGGTATGAGGACGCTTTCAATCAAATTGTGGAGCTCGTTGATGATATTAAGGCTGTTATAGCTTGCGATGATGGCGAACTCAACATAGATTATATTCTCAGGCGATGCAAGAAATTTGATGAGTGGACAAAAACGCTCCATTATCCCAACGAAATCTGGTATAAGGACGTTACTGACAGGGCGGTCGACTGTGTACGTGGTTATCTTGTTGGTTTTGATATGACCCACGTTTTCGGAAATTTTATGAACACTGTTGTGGCGCATAGCCATGACGATGATATTCCCAAAGAAGCCGGACAGCCACTGAAGAGACTTATACACTCTCTCTGGGTGCTTACGTATGGCGACGAACTCGATTTCAATTCAAACGACGCTGATATCTATCAGAAAGAGGCTCTGCTGACGGAGTGCGGAATGCTTAACAGAGGAGACCCTGTAAAGCGGCTTCTCAACGGTCTCATGGGTCTGAACGGGGAAGCGGGAGAGTGTATTGACCTGCTGAAGAAGCATCTCTTTCAGGGACATCCGCTTGACTTCACGGAACTTGCCGAGGAACTCGGGGATGTGGCTTGGTATCTTGCAATAAGCGCCGATGCTCTCGGATATAAGCTCTCTGATATTTTCAATATGAACATCAAGAAGCTCGAAAAGAGGTATCCGGACGGGTTTGAGGCTGAGAAGAGTGTGAACAGGGAGGCGTGAGCATGACTATATATGAACCGGACACAATGATGAAATATGCGGGCATTCAGTTCAAGACTTGCCCGTTTTGCGGACGGACAGGAAGCTGTATTTGAGGCGTGTAACAAGAGCGGTGCAGTATTTATGGTCAAGGACACCGATGAAGAAACAGTGACGAGAACGATCATACTTAATTAAAAGCGAACGGCTCGTGTGATATTCACATGGGCTTTTCGTTTTTCGTTTTTTCTCACGCGAAATCTGCAAGGTGTATTATGAGGAAACTCGATTATATTTTAAAGGAGCGGATTTCTTATGAAAGACGAAAAGAAAATTATAGAGACAGTTATTATGGCAATGACGGCGCTTGACCTTATACTGCTGGTTGTCGGTGTGATAGCATCGAACAGCCTGCTTGTAGAGGTGATAAGCTTCGTGCTTGTGCATAACTTTCTGGGCTTTATGATCTTCAAAGGCTTCAAAGAGGAATGGTTCTCGGAGAAAGAAACTGAGGAAGACTGACGGCGAGGGTCGGTGTGATATTCACATCGGCTCTTGCTTTTTCACCGTTTTATCACAATTTTCACAAAACTATCATAATTTGTGGCCACTTTGCCCACTTTCTGCCCACTTTTTTTTCAAAAGTGACCGCGAGAAAATGGCGTAACACCGCGGTTTGCGGGCTTCGCGGTCAAAAACCCACTTTTTTTTTCATTTAGTTTAAAAAAGTTAATTTTAATATATATAAATAAGAAATAAAAGTGGGTTTTTGACCGTGCGCTATTTTCGCATTGTATATTATGAAAAAACTTAAAAGGAGGTAGTCTGTATGACAATTGATGAATTTTTGGAAATGCTGAATAAGTATATGAATGCGGAAGCTTATGAGGATCTGAAGGAACTTCATTGGTTAATACAGCGTTTGATCAGACATTGCAATAATGATGAACAAACATTGTATGCTATAATGAGCCTTGTATATCCTATTGAAGACTTTATGCAGAAGTATACCGAGTATGGCAGCAATGATGAATATTCAGTCTTTGTAGAAACAGAACCTGTTGAGTGACACGAGCGGGTCGGTGTGATATTCACATCGGCTCTTCGTTTTTTATTAACATTCTGTGAACGCTAAAAATACAAGGGCTTTTATAGAGAGAGACGGATAACACCGGCTCTTTTCTTTTTGGGAGGGATACGTTTGAAAAGAGAAAATGATTTCCAGTCTTCAATCATAAAGGAACTGAAAGCGGAATTTCCCGATTGTATGGTTCTGAAACTTGACAGCGGTTATATTCAGGGTATCCCCGATCTGCTTGTCCTGTACAGAGACAAGTGGGCCGTGCTTGAATGCAAACGCTCGGAAAATTCCCCTCACCGTCCGAATCAGGACTTTTATATAGAAAGGCTTGACGGCATGGGCTTTGCGAGCTTTATATTTCCCGAAAACAAAGACCGCGTCACAGCGCAGTTGACACGGTACTTTGGTTTATAGACAAACCTCCTCAGACAGGCGGCACTGTATCTGACCGCCTGTCAATTTTTATTGAAAGGAGTTTCTATGGAATTTAACAAGCACATAAACCTTGAGGGCAGACACGCTCTCCTCGGTGCAAGCAAGTATCAATGGCTGAACGACACCGAAGCAGAAGTCACCGAAAGAGTCGCGAGGAGCTATCTCGCCGAAATGGGTACTCAGCTCCACGACATCGCCCGTAAGCGTATAAAATATTCCGTCAAGCTCAAAAAGGGTGACCGCGATTCCGTGCTTGTCGACCTGCTTGACAAGGGTATCCCGAGATTCGTTATTGATACGGTCGATTTTGACGCCGTATATCTGAATCTTCTGGAGTACACGAATGACGCCATAGGCTTTCGTATGACACCCGAAGTCGTACTTGCTTACAGCGAGAATTGCTTCGGCACCTGCGATGCTATCAGGTTCTCCGAAGCCGAAAAGGAGCTCAGGATACATGACTTGAAAACAGGTGTCATGCCCGCACACATGGAACAGCTCATGATATATGCTGCGCTGTTCTGTCTGGAGTACGGTTACAAGCCGTCTCAGTTAAGTACGGAGCTGCGTATCTATCAGTTGAACGATATAGCAGTGTGCGAGCCAGAGGCGGCGGATATCGCGGCTATAATGGCTAAGATAAAGTCGTTTGACAAGGTTATAAAGAAACTTTGAATCGAGGTGTATTTTTTGTATTACGCGATAGTAATGAATGATGGTTCTTATATTGAACACCACGGCATACTCGGTCAGAAGTGGGGCATAAGAAGATATCAGAATGAAGATGGAAGTCTTACAGAACTTGGCAAGAAGAGATATGCCAAGGGAATGCAAGAAATGACCCGGAAAGCCGCAGGAAAGGTTGCACGCTTGAGAAAAAAAAATGGTGACCCCGACGGCGTTTATGTAACTGAGGTCAAAGGCCTTGAAAATAAGCTTAATCCTAACGTATGGACCTTGGAAGATCGCCATAAAGCCAGCTCTTGGGTCGGAAGTGCCGTTGGTGTTGGGGCCGCATCAACTATGGCAGCCATGGCTGTCATAGGAGCGGCTCCGATAGCGACTTATGCAGCGGGAGTAGGGTTGGTTTCCATCGGATCAGTTGCCGCAAACAAAGCGTTGGATAAAATCGGCATGGTGTATTCAAACGATTTAAAGGATTATAGCCAATCTGTTGAAATAAAAGACGCTGATAAACTTTATGCCAAGATGAAGGGAAGAGCTTGAAATTTATAGAAGGTTTGCGGTAAGTCATGTATATTAAACATCATGGAATAAAAGGACAGAAATGGGGTGTCCGCAATGGCCCCCCTTATCCGATAGAAGATAAAGTTCTGAAAAAGGGAACAAGGCTGAACAGTGTGTCTTCGATGTCTGATTCAAAACAATACCGAAAAAACGGTAAATGGATGTACACTTACAATCCGGATGACGAATGGGACAACAAAGTTTATAAAGGACCTTTTACAAAATATAAAATGGGTTCTTATTACGATTTATATAACGAATATAAAGTCGGAAAAAGTTTTGTAAACGAGCATCAGTTTGAAGTTGTTAAAGATTTGAAAATGCCTTCTTCCAAAGAAAGAATTGACACGTTTATTGATGTGTACAATAAGAATGTAAAAGCTTATTCAAAAGAGCTTTCTGATATCCAATCTCTGCTCAAACTATATGACGTCGGAAGCAAGGGCGCCCAGACCGTTGATCTTACAAAGCTCGAAACCGATAAAGATTATAAACATGCGTATGAGATCTTTAATCACGCTATGGAAGCTAATCACGCATATGCAATTACCAGAGCTTACTCAAAAATAATGAGCAAAAACTACGATGCGATGGTCGACGATAACAATCAAGGCGTGTATAACCGAGCTCACGATCCTATTATTATATTCAGAGCAGATAAAGCTTTAAAAGAAATCGGGTCTTGTCGAGCTTTGGATATGAAAGAAATCGTTGAAAATTACGAATACATAAAGAAGGAACTTGCCAAGAAGGGTGAAAATGTCAAACTTTAAAACTTAAAAAGAGGTGATATCTATGACCGATAAAGAAAATGTCAGCACCAAAAAATCAAGAGAGGAGGGCGTAGATACCAATTTTTCTGAGTTCAGAAAAGCTTTGAAAGAATGTGCCGAAAAGCACTATAAAAAGTCAAAGGAGCCCTCAAAATGAATCCTGTAGCAGAAGATATTCTTATGCACTACGGAACCAAGCGTCACAGCGGACGTTATCCGTGGGGAAGCGGCGATAATCCGTATCAGCACAGCGGAGACTTTCTCTCGCGTGTGGAATCGCTCAAGAAAAAAGGCTTATCCGAAAAGGAGATAGCCGATACTTTAAATCTCAGCACGACACAGCTCCGTGCCTACAAGCAGATAGCCAAGCAGGAGCGCCGCGCGCCGATGGTCGAGCAGGCAAAACAGCTCCGTGCCGAGGGCAAGAGCCTTAAGGAGATAGCTTCAATAATGGGCTTCAAGAATGACTCCTCCGTCCGCACACTTCTCAACGAGGAAACCGAGAAGCGTGCGACGGCTGCTATGAAGACCCGTGATATTCTTAAAAAGGTCGTCGACGAGAAAGGTATGATAGATGTCGGCGAGGGTGTTGAGCGTGAGATACCCGTTACCAAATCTGGAGTTTCAAAAGAAAAAATGAATGAAGCCCTTACCATGCTTGAAGGTGAGGGATATGTTGTCTATTCGAGAGGTGTACAGCAGGTCACGAACCCTAATCAGCAGACTATTATGAGAGTCCTTTGCAAGCCGGGAACTGAATATAAGGATGTTTATGACGGAGAAATATCTTCTTTCGCGGACTATTATCACAGCTACGATGATGGCGCGAGCTTCCGCAAGGCGTTCGAGTATCCCTCGTCCCTTGACAGCAAACGTTTGCAGATACGCTATGCCGAGGAAGGTGGCCTTGAACGTGATGGAACAATCGAAATACGCCGTGGTGTAAAGGACCTATCTCTCGGTGAATCAAACTACGCTCAGGTGCGCATCTTGGTTGATGGTACACATTACCTCAAAGGCATGGCTCTGTATGCCGATGATTTGCCTCCGGGAGTTGACGTCCGTTTTAACACAAATAAAAAACAGGGCACTCCGATAACAAAAGTGCTCAAAGAGATAAAGGCTGACCCTGAAAATCCGTTCGGTGCCCTTGTCAAAGAGAGCGGGGGTCAGTATTACTACGACGATCCGAACGGGAAATACACAGACCCGATAACGGGAAACAAGCAGTCGCTTGGTCTTGTCAACAAGACGAGAGAAGAGGGCGACTGGGGGAGCTGGGGAGATACACTTCCGTCTCAGTTCCTTGCCAAGCAGTCAATGAAGTTAATGACAAACCAACTCAAGCTTACACAGGCTGACTATGCCGAGGAGTATGAGACAATAAAATCTTTGGAAAATCCGACTATCCGCAAGGCTCAGCTTATGGAGTTTGCCGACAAGTGTGACACGGCCGCCGAAGAACTCAAAGCGGCTGCACTTCCGAGACAGAAGTATCAGGTAATACTTCCTGTTACTTCTCTTAAAGACAATGAGATCTATGCACCGAACTTCAAAGACGGAGAAACTGTTGCTCTGGTTCGTTTCCCTCACGGTGGAACATTTGAGATACCTATACTCAAAGTCAACAAAAAGAATAAAGAGGGAATCGAAAAGCTTGGCCCGAATGCGATGGATGCTGTCGGTATCAATAGCAAGGTGGCAGAGCGTCTCTCGGGGGCTGACTTTGACGGCGATACTGTTATGGTGATCCCTTGTAACTCCTCACGAAGCGGGGTTAAGATAACGGCTACCGAGCCTCTTAAAGGTCTTAAAGGATTTGACCCGAAAGCTGCATATCCTGAGCGCGAGGGCATGACATATATGAAGGACCCTAAGACAGGCAAGGACAATACGGGACGCGAGATGGGCATAATTTCCAATCTTATTACCGACATGACACTTCAGGGTGCATCGACCGATGAGCTTGCAAGAGCCGTCCGTCATTCAATGGTGGTAATAGATGCCGCCAAGCACAAGCTTGACTACAAGCAGAGTGAGATAGACAACGGTATTGCCGAGCTTAAGCATATCTATCAGGGACATCCCGGAAAGAACGGTAAGGAAGCCTATGGTGCTTCAACTCTCATCTCCAGAGCGTCAAGTGAAGTGGACGTGCTAAAGCGTAAGGGTTCTCCTCACGTCAACGTCGAAGACAGCTACTACTATGACCCGTCAAAACCTAAGGGCTCGCTTGTCTATCAGGAGGTGCGTGAGGAGTTCGTTAATCCTAAGACGGGTAAGACGCAGGTGCGCACACAGAAGTCCACCAAGATGAAGGAAACTTCCGATGCCATGACCTTAGTCTCTGAAGCACGTACCCCGCAGGAGCTGATCTATGCAGAACACGCTAACAAGATGAAGGCGTTCGCTAATCAGGCGCGCCTCGATGCGATAGCTACCCCCAACCTTAAGAAGTCAAGCTCGGCCGCCAAGGTCTATGCAAACGAAGTTGCTGAACTCAAGGCACAGCTCAACACAGCCAAGAAGAACGCCCCCCGTGAACGAATGGCGCAATATGCCGCAGGCGAGGCAATGAAGCTGCGCAAGCAGGACAACCCCTATATGAGTAAGGCGGAGATCAAGAAGGCCGCCCAGCAGGAGCTTACCAAAGCCCGTTTTAATATGGGGGCACAGCGTACCTCTATACGACTCACAGACAGGCAGTGGGAGGCCATTCAGGCCGGTGCTGTCAGTGACAATGTTCTCAAGGAGATCATCCGCTATACAGATCCTGATGACCTTAAGCAGCGTGCTATGCCCAAGCAGACAAAGGCTCTCAGTGAAGGCAAGATTAACCGTATCAAAGCGCTTGCCGCTTCTGGCTATACAAATGGAGACATTGCAGAAATTATTGGTGTGTCTTCATCAACAGTTTCTGCTTATCTTAAAGGAAAGAAGTGATGAATTATGAATGAAAGCAGCGAATACAATGTTGCCGTTACCACATTTGACAATCCTTATGACCCATTCACAGAATATGAACAATGGAACATTTTTGACAATTTAAAAGGTTATTGTTCCGAACAAAGAGTTGCTTCTTTAGCTCATTACTTCGACGGAATGACAGCCGAAGAAGAAGATGAAGAGTATGAGAACGCCATTGACAGGCTCGTAAAGGTGGACTTCCTCAACATCTACAAGAAAGTCAAAGCACCTCTTGTTTCGTGAACACGCTATTTTTACAAGCTCCTTTATGAAAGGAGTTGGTCTGTATGATGACTAAATTTGGAACTGCTATAGTTGAATTTATAAAACGTATGCTTATAATTGGTGAATTCTTTACCATAGGAGGTGAATTATGGTGTCTGATGACAATGAAGCTTGTATGTATACAGGGCTTTGTCACAGATTTAATATTCATCGCCTTGTTGGGATTTGTCATTATAATGCTTAACGAAGTTATAAATGACTATGGCTTCAAAGAAACCAAAGACAACTAAAAATAAGAGCTGACGTAAAGATTGCGTTGGCTCTTATCTTTTTTAGATAAATACAAAACCATAACTTTTGTTGCGCGTTGAATAAAAATATTTTTTGTTTTATTTGTTCTGATTAAAATCAAGATTTTATCTAACTTTCGTTAGAAGACCTCCTAAATTAAGTCTCGGCGCTTTCTCCCCATGCTGTATGGATTCATTTTTGTATTCCCATGCAAAACAAATCCAAAAGGTATAGGGAGGGGTGCCAAAATCAACACCCCCTGCCTACAT